AAGGCCGACCGTTACCCGGAAGCGATCTCCTTCGATAACGTCAACTCCCGTGGCCAGGATCATGGACTTGACTGCGTCCAGTTCATCCTGAAGAGCATCCATCTCGATTTTAAGAGCGGCATAGCGGTCAGCGAGTTCATTCTGGCTCATTTGGTCCCTCATTGGTTTGTGTTGTTGACGAAGATGAGATTACCACATACCGCAATGCTGTCAAGCCCATATCAAAATATTTTTGTTACAGGCTTCTTTCAACCATATCGACGATGCGATATTGATGCGGATCCTTGTGCAGGGCTTTTTCGATCAGGCGATAGATTTCTGAATTGTTGTCCAGCCTGAGTCCGGCCTTTCCTTTTTCATCGGCATGAAGTATAATGCTTTCAACGTCGTAGCATATCCCGCCGCGACATCCTGTGTCTGGATCTCCTGGATCTGTTTCGAATGCGATCTCTGCTTCGCCCCAGACGCATGAGTCATGGTCCGGGACGACCTGAAGCTCTTCGAAGTCGTAGGTCAAATATCCGGTTCGGTATTTCATTTTGGGAGCCTTTCAAATCCTATGGCGACGTTTCTTGAGATGACATGGGCCATGGGGATGTCGCCCTTGGGGGTTATCCTTACGCCCAGATCGAAATTGACTCTGGCGGCGATTTCAATCCGGGAGGTGTAGATTTTACGGGCCAAATTGTAAGCTCCCAGCACGGCGGCTTCCAATGGCAGTTTCTGGGGTGGGATGGCGATGGGCTTGGGCGATTTCTCGGCTGCCCACGCCTGTTTAAGGCACTCGCCAAATGGCTGTCCTGTCTCACGTCGTAGCCTATGGGCTACAAGCATGACTCTTCGTTTATCGTAGCGCATGTTGGGTTCCTCATTTCCATGGTTGGTCTCATCAGCAGCCGCCTTACGGCTGGACAGGGCCGGAGCCCTGTTTCGACCTTAGTTCAGGAAATCAGATGGGAATTTAGCTTCGATTTCGTATCCCATATCTTTGATCTGCTTCAGAGCATCTTTTGTCAGTGTCTTGGTCCCAAGGAGCTTGGCAAATTTATTAGCCATATCGCAGTGGGGATAAGCTTTGTCTTCGCCATAAACGTTTTTGATCAGGACGGTGATTTTCATTGGGTCTCTCCAAGGTTTGTGTTTATGTCCCTATAAATACCGTTCTAAATAAAACCTGTCAAGCCCTTTTTGTTGCAAAGTGCGAAAAATCTGGTATAGTTTAAAACTCCTTGAGAGGCCAAGGACTTGCGCAGGTCCGAACGCGGAATGCCGACAGCAAGGGTAGCGTCTTGCCTTGGAGAAGATGGCGGATGGCGATTAACTGGGCCAAATATGGTTTGCTGGCGAAACCCGGTCCTGAAGGCGGTCCCTATGTAATAGAACCCGGATCTTGGGAGCTGATCGACGAATTCCTCGCTGAGCTAAAAGCCCATGACGAAGCCCGCGAATCCCGTCGTGTCGTCATCGCAGTAGACTTCAAGACAAAGAAGATAAAAGACCATAAGGACAACCCGGACAGCTTCTTCAATTTCTAGAGAAAGATCCACCTATGCCCACACAAACCAACGAAACCCGTATGGTCGAACTATTCGAGCGTTTAGTAATAAAGGTAGAGAGAATTTCAGAACACCTTGAGCTATATTCAGGCATTCTCAAAGACACCCTTGAAGAAGAGGGAAAATGCAATAAAGAGATAAAGACAAAGATCGAGCAGGGAATTGTTTGATAAAACAGCCATGCGAATCATTCCCACAATGCCATACATATATGAGCTGATCGACCCAAGATCAGGTGACGTTTTCTATGTTGGCAAAGGTAGGAATAAGCGAGCATGGGAGCATATTTCACAGTCAAAATCTGGGAAATACCAGAACAAGGCTAAAACAGATAAGATACTGGAAATACTGGCAGATGGGTTAGAGGTTCAAGTTAATATCGTCAGTTACCACGAGACCGATTTGCTTGCCGGAGATGCAGAAAAGGCGAGGATTGAGGAACTTGGGCTTTCCAATCTTACCAACATTCTTGCCGGTGGATGCGGGTCATTGCCTAACGGCGATAAAACCAACTGGCCCAAGATGCTTACGGAAACCTACGATTGCATCATGCGCCTAAAACCACCACATCTGACCTCGAACCCTGAGCTGGCCATCCAAATCAGGAAATGGTATTGCGAGCTTTACCAGCAGGCTTACGACAAGCTAGGACCAGTAAGATCGGAGTGGTTATTGCTAAATATGTGAAACTACCGTATACATTGAGCAATGCAATCTACAATTCACACAGGAATTATGTGAAATGGTTTTCAAACCCGGACAGTCTGGAAATCCTAAAGGCAGAAAGCCTGTCTCTGAGGCTCCTTCTGTAAGGCGCAAGATCCTTGCGGATGTTAAGCAGCTTGCCAAAGAAGCCAGTGAGGACGCGATCACTACGTTGGTTGAGATCATGAAGGACAAGGCGGCTCCTCCAGCCGCTCGCGCTTCGGCCGCCAACTCCATACTTGATAGAGGTTGGGGCAAGCCTCAGCAGACTATTGAAGCGACTGTAAACCATTTTGATCGTATGACGGATGAGCAGCTTGAAGCATTTATCGCGGGCGCAGCTTTTGGAAGTGGCTCAGGCGAAGGCGATCCTGAATTTGAGGAGGAGCCGGAGAGCCTGCGAGGGCTCGCTCACTGAATTCATCCGCCAGGCTTGGCATGTGATCGAGCCGTCTAATCCATATATATATGGCTGGCACATAGGCGCTATCGCCATGCATCTGGAGGCGGTCGAGGATAACGACATCAACCGCCTGTTGATCAACGTTCCTCCGGGTCATATGAAATCGCTGCTGGTTTCGGTCCTCTGGCCTGCATGGCTGTGGGGACCGAGGAATCAGCCCAACCTCCGCTTTCTGTGCGCCTCGCATAGCCAAAGCCTTGCCATCCGCGATTCCACCCGCATGAGGCGTCTTGTCGTCTCTGACTGGTATCAAGAGCGCTGGGGGGATCGGGTTAGGCTTACCGGCGACCAGAACGCCAAGACCAAGTTTGAGAACACGGCAACAGGCTTCAGAGAGGCTGTGGCTGCTGGCTCGATTACTGGCTCCAGAGGCGACATCGTTATCATTGACGACCCGCACTCGGTCGAGGGCGCGGCATCTGAAGCCATGCGCAATTCTACGATTGAATGGTTTCTTGAGGCCGTTCCGACTCGCTTGAACAATCCCGAAACGTCGTCGATTGTTGTCATTATGCAGCGCCTCAATGAGGGCGATGTATCTGGCGTAATCATTGATAAGCAGCTTGGCTATGAGCATCTCTGCCTGCCGATGGAATTTGAAGAAGATCGGCGATGCGAGACCAGCATAGGCTTCGTAGATCCGCGTGAGGAAGAGGGCGAGCTATTATTCCCGGATCGATTCCCGCGTGAGGTTGTCGAACGGGACAAGAGGGTTATGGGACCGTTCGCCACTGCCGGCCAGTTCCAGCAACGCCCATCTCCGAGAGGAGGAGGCATCATCCAGCGATCCTGGTGGCAGCTTTACGACGACAACGAAGCCGCAGCTCAGGGCCTGAACAGCGGCATGACCTATCCGGATATGGATTACATCGTCGCCTCTCTGGACACTGCCTACACCGAGAAGCAGGAGAACGACGCCAGCTATCTGACGATCTGGGGAATCTGGCAGCGCGGTGGCTCGGCGGCAAAATCCATTCTCTCCGTCAAGGGAGAGCGCATCGACCTGATTGACGACAGGGATACGATTCCATGCGCCATGATGATGCACGCAAAGGAGATGCGCTTGCAGGTCCATGGCTCGAATGTATTGCGGGAGCCCGGAGAGACTGAGGCTGCCTTCAGGATCAGGCAGAGGGCTGCATGGGGTCTGGTCGAGTGGGTCACGCATATGTGCAACCAGTTCAAGGTTGACATTCTGCTGATCGAGGCGAAGGCCAACGGCATGACTGTCGCGGATGAGATCAAGAGATTGAACCGGACGACGAACTGGTCGGTTCAGTTGATCAATCCCGGCAGCGCGGACAAGGTCGCCAGAGCCTATGCCGCCCAGGCTACATTCTCGAATGGCCAGGTCTGGGCTCCGGATCGGGACTGGGCTGATAAGGTCATCACCCAGTGCGAGATGTTCCCGAAGGGCAGGCATGACGACGCTGTGGACTCTACTACACAGGCGCTGAACTATCTCAGGAAGCGCGGCTTTCTGCATCGTCAGGAAGATATCCTTGCCGACATTGGCGAGAGAGCGACCTACAAAAAGCCGGTCAAACCTATTTACGACACCTAGCCTTCGTGGTATAGGAAATAGAGTTACCTGTAAGAACAAGCCATCTCCCAAATGTCCACAATATTGTCAGAACAAAAGGGTGACGCCATGCTCAAAGCCATTTTTGCGATTATTGCGTTTATCGGCATTTACATAAGCCTTTGGTATTTGTTCCAAAGCACTGGTGGGGGCGTAGGATGATCGTCCATATTTTCACAGCCATCGGCGTCTACACCGTTGGAATGTGTCTGGTGCGGATCGTGCTGGCGCTTATGGGCGATCGGACGGGAAATAGCGGACGCTACAAAATGTGGGATCAGGAAGACGACTGAATACGCGAGCGCGTATATCTAAATTTTATACGCAAACCCGCATATGGAGAGAAGTGATGACTGACTACAGCGAACTTATCGAGGAGTTGCGCGAGCAGGCGCGGCTTGAGGACGAATACCCGGAGGATGCTGTCATCAAGCGAAGAGCTGCCGACGCGCTTGAAGCGCAGGCAAGGCTGATAGAGGCGCTAAAAGATATCGAGGATGATTTGACGGTTGCCTACATGGCAGGCCTTGCACAGGGACGAGATGAGGCCCGCGCCGCGCTGAAGGGAGAGAAGGGCAATGGATAATAAAACACTTCAAAGCTACATTGACCGTCTGGTTAAGCTAAAGATGGAACAGCGCCAGCTCGCCGAGTTCCTGTCAGATGTTAAATCGGAGGCCAAATCCAATGGCTTCGACGTTGGCGCTCTTGATGAAGTCGTGGCTCGCATTGTGGCCAAGGAAGAACTTCTGAAAAAGCGCAAGGAGCGGGAAGAGATCGCCAGGGTATATGCCGAAGCTATCGGCCAGATGAGTCTGTTTTGATATCATCAAGCGTAAGAGAGTAAGCCATGAACATGTACTATTACCGCTCAAATTCTCCGCTTGCCTTAAAGATCAACAAAATCCTTCGGGACAGGAGAATGGAATCTCAGGACAATAATCGGGAAAAAACAAAGATATATTATATCACAAGCTCAAACTGGCGTGGCTTGAGAGGAAGGAACGAATCGCCTCCTGAGTTAATGGACGCCCAGTTCCCATGGGCTCCGTTCAGATATCTGGACAGCATCATCCGTGAGGTAGAGTCGGAGTATGGCATCTCCTACGATGACATCAAGGGATCAAGGCGTTCTCCCAAAATGTCGTATGCCAGGCATGTTGTTTTCTATGTAGCCAAAGAAGCGACAAGCCTGAGCTATCCTGACATTGGCCGTCGCATGGGAGGCAAGGATCACACGACGATCTTGCATGGATATCATCGGATTAAAAAGATCGTTGAGGCTGGCGGCGAGGAGGCTGATAGAATTATCGCCTTAAAGGAAAAGGCAAAGAACCGTCGCGCTCACAGCGGATATTGGGGCTGCTAGACTGCCATGACTCGCAAGATTGTCTTGACCGATGAGCAAATTGAAGCCCGCCTTGAGAAGAAAAGGCAGTATCAAAGAGAGTGGTCCAAAGCCAATCACGAAAGAAGATACGCCAGGCTAAAAGAGCGGATGGCTGCCGATCCTGAATTTGAGGCGCAGGTAAAGAGTAGATGGGAGGCTAACCGAAAGAAGCGTCGGGCGAGTGGTGCCGACAAATACGAGTCTCCCGAATCCAAAGAGAAACGCTTGAATCGTGAGCGTAAGTATCGGGAGAAGAAGAAGCAGGAGCGGAAACTGGCTAATCCTGCTGCGCCAAAGCCAAAGGTGGAACAGAAGCCCAAAAAGTGCGTTACAAAGACAGAGGCGAAGAAAAAGCCTGGACGATTGCTGGCCCTCATGGGATGGGCCGGGTATTAGGCTGCTATGGCTTCAGCTTGTCTTTCCGCCTGGCAATGATGAAAGATCACCCACTGGTATCGTCTTGAAGCTTAATCTGATTGCTCGAAGCATTAGCAGGGCTTCCTTCTTGGCTTCATCGTCCCTGACATGATCGACAAGCGCGAGAAGCTTTGTAAAGCTGGCTGCTCTAGCTGCCACAGGATCTATTGGGGCTTCATCAAACGGAGGCACATCAACATCCGAATAGTCTTCATCGTCTGACATTTTTCTTCTCCCGACATCTGAATGGCATGATGGGCTCTCCGTCCTTGCGCCACTCCATGAGAATGGAATAATTATTGTGGGGAGGCCCAAGGTTTAGCGGATTTTCCCAGCCAAGCTCTAATGCTTTCTCAAACCACGCATGTGGAACGTAGAGAAATATTCTTTCACTTTTTGATTTTCTTTGATCGTTCATATTCACTCCGTAGTGCGTCAAGAAATATAACGCCACGCTCAACTGTTGGGGCTGTCCAGATCCGGTTGGGAGATGTTTCAGGTTCACGCGGATCAATGATCACCAATGCGCCAGGAAAGATCGGATGCTTCTTTAGCCCTAGCTGCTTGGCATAGCTGTCTGCGACCTTGTATCCAGAAACCCGGACGATCTGGGCCACTAGCCCGTCAGGCGTGACCAAGGTTTCCTGTGCGCCAGTGTGTTTGTGGCCACAAATCACCAGATGATCGCGGAAGCCCATCAGAAGCTCACGACGCGGCCCATGAAGCTGGCTATAGATAGATGTGCCTGGAAAATCATGGCGAGCGTGGATACGGGTTTTAGCGCCACACGGATGCTGTAGCTCGATCCTGACGCCATGCGGCTCGTATAGCGAACCCTGCTTGCCGGCGATCCATTCCAGCGGATCTCCCTGGCCTTGCCATAAGTCATGATTTCCGGCCACCAGAAACAGCCATTGCAGCGGCTCAACCAGCCATTCGACCAGCTTCCACGCCTCACGGGCCGTTACCTGTTGCTCACCGTAAAGGACGCCAAGCCTGCCGATCCAGCCGTTTTGATAGTCACCGACAGACGCGGCCAGAACATATGGGTGGCTGATCGCTATATCCCGGTGCGCGGCGAGCAGCTCAAAATCGCATCCAGCATCGTCCACATGCGGATCGCCCAAAACAAGGAGGCCAAAAGGGCCATCAATGTGGACAGGAATATGAATGAGATCGCGCGCTTCATCGGCTGTCTTTGCTCTGCGGCTCTCTTCAATTTTGTCTGCAATTAGCTGATCTATGTCGCGGCTTTTGCTGGGTAGCCTGGGGAGGGTGAATTTCTTGAGCTTGGCAACTCTGTGCTGCATAGCTCTTCGAGATATTCCCAAAGCAGTGGCTGCGGCACGGATATTGTTATCATTGACCTCAAGCGCTTTACGCGTTTGCTCGAGCTCCTCACGCGTCAGCCCAAGATTGCGTGCCACCAGAGTCATCCTTTGATGATGGGTTAGTAATCCACTCAATCGATCTGACGGAAGGCCGAAAAATCACAAAAAACTCTGTGGATCGCCTGTTTCCTATATTGACACTCTTTTTTCAGAGGCAATTTGCATTCTAACAACAATAAGATAAGATTCAAGAAAAGCTTTCGTGGCGCTGACGCTCTCTCCCGGAATGGATATTAGGAGGTTAGTATGACTAAAATATTTATTCCGGATTACTGGCCCTTCTGGAAGTCTGACATATCGCTCAGGATTCCAGGGATCCCTACGGCAAGCCTTTGATTGAGACTGCAAGAATGGACGCCACAGTTTCTGACTATGAGGCGGATAAAATTGTGTAACTGTTTGATATTGAGGCAAATAATAAAACAGTTTGCAATGATCTGAAAATCATATATAAAAATATAAAGCCCGCATTTTGCCTTTGATTTATAAATGGGTTGGGGTTGCGCCAATGATGACCCTGTTCCAGATCGAAGAGCGCCAGAGGGAAATTCAGAAGCGTGTTGAAGAAATTGGCGATTTAATCGTAAGCAATGCTGGCGATCCTGAATCATTGTCGATTGAAATTGCAGGGTTAATTTCAGAGCTTTCTGAATTGCGCGGCAAGATAATTGAGCAGCACGAATTAATTATTGCTCTTGCTATTTGCGATTGCGTAGGCGGCCCGCACTAATCTACAGGACAACTCATGGCTATACCGTATAACCTCCGGCAGGTTCAGCCTCCGCAGGAAGAGCTTCCTGACGAAGAAGTTGTTGATATTCAGGCTCCTATTGGTGCGCCTGGTATTGGGGCTTTAGCCATTGATTTGCCGGATGGTTCGGTATCCATCAATTTCGGCGGCATTCCGTTCAAGCCTCCGGGCGACTCTGAGGAGCATACGGAAAATCTCGCCAAGCACATGGATGATACTGAGCTTAGCGGGATTGTCGATACGCTTTTGAAGCATATCCGGGATGACATTTCCCGGCAGGAGCAGCGTCTTCAGGATATTGTGAAGGGCGTTGATCTTCTTGGAATCAAGCTTGAGGAGCCTCGCGCGGAGCCCGGAGAAGACAGCATTTCCGTTGTCAGGCATCCGCTTTTACTGGAGGCTATCCTACGATTTCAGGCAAATGCCCGTGGCGAAATGCTGCCTGCCGATGGCCCTGTGAAGGTTTCCAATGAAGGCGACCAGTCCAAGATGATGGACGAGGATGCGCGCCAGCTTGAAAAAGACATGAACCATTATCTGACATCTGGCGCTCCGGAATATTACCCGGATTGCGACCGTATGTTTTTTAGCCTTGCCATGGGCGGAGAGGCTTACAAGAAAGTCTATTTTCACCCGATCAAGCGTCGCCCGGTTAGCGAAACGATTGACCGTAAGGATTTGATCCTGTCTGAGGGCGCTGTTAGCCTAGAAGCCAACAGCCGCATCACGCATCGTTGCCGCATGAAGCCGAGCGATGTGAAGCGAATGCAGCTTGCCGGCGTATGGCGTGATGTTCCTCTTGGAGGCGCATTTCTTGCCGGATTGATGGTTAATACTGTTGACACCGCGCTAGAACAGATTTCCGGATTTCAGCCGAAAACTGTTACCGATCCTGAAGACATGGATCGAGAAATCTATGAATGTTATTGCGAAATTGATCTCAAGGGATTCGAACATAAGGAGGACGGCGAGCTTACTGGCCTTGCGCTTCCTTATCGCGTCACTATTGATCGTGATTCTCGCCAAATACTTGAAATTAGACGTTGGTGGGAAGAAAAAGATGAGACATTTACTCGAAAAGAAGTTTTTGTCGAATATATCTTTGTTCCGGCGTTTCCCGGCGTTAACCTCGGTTTGTTGCATATTCTTGGTAACGCTGATCGCGCTCTTACAGCGGCTTGGAGAATTGCTCTTGACAATGGTATGTTGGCTAACTTTCCGGGCGGCATTATGGCTCGATCATCCGGAAAGCAGCAAACGACTACGATCAGGGTGGCTCCGGGACAAGTTGCGCCGGTAGATGTTGATGGCGTTCCTTTGAAGGATGCCTTTATGCCTATGCCTTACCGTGATGTCACGGGAGGCTTTGTCAATATCATCCAGATGATTGAGCAGGCGAGCCAACGCCTCGGTGGAACTGCGGAAACGGCAGTTGGCGAGGGCAGGAATGATGCGCCTGTCGGCACTACGATTGCCCTGATTGAACAGGCGACACGGGTGATGAATGCCGTCCATAAGCGTATGCATTCGGCCCAGTGCAAGGAATTTGCTCTTTTGAAAGAGCTATTCAAAAAAGACCCTGAATCTCTTTGGCGTAGTAACAAAAATCCCGGCTTTGACAGAAATGTTATGCTGCTTCAGCGGGCTTTGGAGAACAAAGATATTGTTCCGAAGTCTGATCCCAATACCTCCAGCCAGACATTGCGTATTCAGAAGGCGATTGCTCTGAAACAGGCGTCTGCTGCGAATCCGATGCTCTATAATATGCGGGCTGTTGAGGAGCGGTTTCTGTCCATGATTGGCGTTGAGGATGCTGCTGATCTTATGAACAATCAGCCGCCGCCGCCGATGCAGGCTGATCCGTCTCCGATGATTGAGGCTCAGGCCAAGATGATTGCGGCGCAGGCCAAGCTTCAGGATATTCAGGCCAAGACCCAGATTTCTTCCGTTGACCAGCAGACCAAGATTGCTCTTGCCAAAGCCAAGCTTAAAGAGAGCGATACGAAAGCGATTCAGGCTCAGACGGATGCGGCCAATCATGCTGCTGACCGTGAGAGCAAAGAAAAGCTTGCCATGATTGACTTTGCTCAATCTGAGCTGGTCCATAAGGACAAAATTAGCGAGAATCAACGTCGCGCTGACATTGATACTGCTATGAAGATTGAAAAAGCACAGGAAGAACGTCGTCGTCACGCGATGGATGAAGCTCTTTCCGCCCAGCAAATATCGCAGAGCGAGACTGAGTGATGGACATTAAAGATATCCGTGACAAGCAAATCCGCGATGCTTTGATGATGGCGGCTGATCGTGCATCCCGTGGCCGCAAGAAAGATGCGCCTAAAGAAAAACCGATGCCCAAAGATCTGGAGACTTTTTACAATCCGGAGGCAGGTTCGCGAATAAAAGACGGAATTTTGGAGCCTGGTGACTATGGTCCTAACTATGGCGCAGATGTAAAGAATTGGCGCGAAAAGCGCGGAGCGTATGGTCGGGAAAAAGGCTACAATCCCTGGGCCGATCCGGAGAATATGTATACTCATCCGTCCGAGGAGCGCCACGACCCGAATGACCCGATTTATAACGTCAGCCCGGAGGAATATCGAAAGGGCGCTTATGGTCGAGGTGTGTATGCTTTAAGAAACGGTGGACGCGCCAATATGGCTACAGGCGGCGATCCAACGAGCAATTACATAAGCTCGCTATATCAAAACATTATGGGCCGAGAGGCTGATGTGGGCGGCGCTGAATATTGGAAACAGCAGCTTGAAGAGGGAAATATTACTCCTTCAGATATATTGTATAATTTTGCGCAATCGCCTGAATTCAAAAATGTTTATCAATCTGATCCGAGCAAGGCTGTAAGCTCTCTTTATCAAGCTGCTCTAGGCAGATCTCCAGATCAGGGCGGACTTGATTACTGGAATCAGCAAGTAAAAAGTGGTCTAGGATTAGGAGATTTGGTTTCTGGGTTTACGGGTAGCGAAGAAGGAAGGTCTTACCAAAGCTACAAGTTCCCTGGACTGTATAACATTAATGATAGTGTTGCCGATCAAGACAGAAAGTATTCGGAACGATTAGTTGCGGATTTGTATCATTCCATCTTAGGTCGTGAGCCAGATCGGGAAGGTTTTAATTTTTGGACTCGTCAAATGATTGATGGCAAACAATCATATGATGATGTTGCTAATGCTCTTTTCGATTTGCCAGAAGCAAAAGAAAATTTTGTTAATCAAACTTACAAACAATTTTTGGGTAGAGAGCCGGATGCAGAGGGTAAAAAATATTTTACTCAAGCTCTACAGTCAGGACAAGCAACGCCTGATCAAATTTATGAAATAATTCAAAATAGCGAAGAAGCTGGCGATTTTGAAATATCTAACTTTATTCAGGATCAATATAAAGGATTGACTGGGCGCGATCCATCCAGGCAAGAGCTAAACTCAGCATTAGATCAATTAAAAAGTGGAGCTGTTACATTTGATCAGTTTCACTCCAATATGTTTAATTCTCCCGAATCTCAACAATATCAGGCAAGTAATTTTGAACCGTATCAGGTAGCGAGCGCTGAAGGTTCGGTAACCGTCGCTCCCAAACAGCTTCGAACTGCTTATGAGTATAGCAAAGCTAATGATGAACTCATTCGAAGTCTTCCTATTGAGCAGCAGGTAGGCGCTCTTCTTCAACAGGAAGGTGGAATTTGGGTTGATAAAATTTTAAATCCTAACACACCGAAAGAGATAAAAGATCAAGCTTTAAAGCAATTAGAAGGCATTGTTAATGTTGTAGCTAACCGCGCCGCAGTTGGTTTGACAGAGAATAGCGGAGGCAAGAAAAGTCCTTGGCGAGGCTGGTTTGATCGTCAGGAAAACGATCCCAAAAGCGTTACCAGTCAAATTTTGGCTCCTTCGGCTTTTTCCGCAATGAAAATTGGAGTGTCCAAATTAGCTAAAGAAGGCTACAATGCTATTGTAAATAAAGCTATTCCAAACTTTAACAAAGAAGAATATCAACCAATTATAGATATGATCAAGGGCGTTTTGTCTGGTCAACGTCCTGATATAACCCAAGGTGCAACGCATTATAAAGCAAATTATGTCCATCCAGGCTGGGCAAAAAGGCTCCCTCTTCACACGGATTTAGGAGGAGCGCCTGGAGGAAAGGGACCATATCATCAATTTTATGGAGCCAAGGACAGGGCCGCTGAAGCCCAGCAGGCCAGATTTGGTGTATCCTATGGTGGCGCAGATGTTGACCCGGCCCTTGCTGGAGCTGGCGCAGGCGTAACTGGCGGTGGCAGTGGGACTGGTTATATTCCGGGCGGCGGATCTGGATATGTTCCAGGCGGTGGCGGAATATCTGGACCTGCCGATGTTTCAGGAGCGGGCGGAGATTATACCGGCGGTCATGGCGGTGGCGGAACCGGGCATGTCGGCGTCGGCACCGGTCATGGCGGCATCCACGGTGGGACACACACAGGAACTCCGCATGTGACTGGCGGCGTTCACACTGCTGGCCACGGCACGACCTATACCGGCGGTCATGGCGGCCCGCATCTAACGGGTGGCGTTAGTTACCTTGATTCCAGCGGCTATCATCCCGGCGGCGATTTTGGTTCTTATGCAGGCTCGCATGGATTTGGACACACAACTGTTGGTCACGGCGGTCATCATGGTAGCCATGTCAGTCCCTACCATGGCTGGTCGTGGGATATGTTCCACTCACAAAACCCTTACGGCATTCATCACAGCTTCAAAAACGGCGGCGCTGTTAAAGACGCTCTCCGTTTAGCCAGAGCTTCAGGTGGCGGCGCATGGACTCGCAAGGAGGGCAAGAACCCTGAAGGCGGGTTGAATGAAAAGGGCCGCGCTTCTCTTCGTGCGCAAGGCCATGACATTAAGCGCCCACAGCCAGAAGGCGGTTCTCGCAGGGATAGCTTCTGCGCGAGAATGAAGGGCATGAAGGCCAAGCTCACCAGTGCTGAAACGGCTAATGATCCGGATAGCCGGATTAATAAGTCGCTTCGCAAATGGAATTGTGCGGACGGCGGTGCGATTGATGATGCTCTTATGCTGGCTCGCAAATCCGGCGGAGAAGTCTGGAACAAACCGCGCCCTAAATCTCTCGGTAAGCCCGAAAAGCTGACATCAAAAGAAAAGGCAAGCGCCAAGCGCATGGCCAAGGCTGCTGGCCGTCCTTATCCTAATCTTGTTGACAATATGCGAGCCGCCAAAGCTGATGGTGGCTCTATTGATGATGCTCTCCGCATTGCGAAGAGGGCTAAATAACCGGATATCCGAAGGCGCTCTTAGGTTATCCTTTTACTTTTAACAGGAATAAAACAATGGCACATCCGTATAAATCAGAAGCGAAAGCTGGTCACAGCAAGAAGCTTGCGAGCTATGGCGCAAAGAAAGAAGCGAAGAACTGGGCTGGCGAAAAGGCGTTGAACACTGACCGTCAGGCCGGTATGGACATCATTGAAGAAGAGCCTTCGCTGTCCAAAAAGACCATGGACCGCATCATGCGCAAGGCTGGCGGTTCCGTTAAGGGCAAGGATGCTGTCAAGCGTCTGGATAAGGTTTCCCGCAAGGGCAAGCGCCTGAAGGCTGCCGATGGTCTCCCGTCCATTGAGGAGCAGCTTAAATCGGCTGAGCGTCTGAAGGAAATCCGCGCCCGCAAGATGCCGGAAGAGGGTCCGACGCGCGAGGAAGCCGAAAGCATCAATCGCAAGCAGCGTTATTCGATTGAGGATCTGGCTGCTCCCGGTCGCAAGAAGGGCGGCAAGGTCTCCCACATGGAATGGGAGCATTCCAAGAAAGATCTGGCCCAGGACCGCAAGCTGGCCAAAAAGCACGGCATGTCGCTTGAGAAGTGGGAAAAGTCAAAGCTTGACGAAAAGCATGACAAGCAGCAGTCGACCGAAGGTCTCAAGAAGGGCGGTCGCGCCATGCGTGGCTCCGGTGGTCCGGTTGCTCCGAAGACGAAGTCCTACACTTCTGAGAACAAAGTCACCAAATCGGCCAAATCCGGCGATCGCATGGGCGCTCTTACGGAGGCCGCAAAGACGACTGATCGGGTCAAGAAATTTGGCGGTGGTGGTCTGACTGAAGAAAAGTCCACGAGCAAGAAAGCCGGCAAAGCCACTAATCTGACGATTAACATTGGTGGTCCCGGTCAGGGTGGCGCGCAGCCGATGCCGCCGGCTCCTGCTATGCCGCCTGCTCCTCCGCCGCCTCCGCCCATGCCTCCGATGGGGATGCCGATGGGTGGTATGCCGCCTATGGGTCCGATGGGTGGTGGTATGCCTCCTATGGGCGGAATGCCTCCGATGGGTGGCGCTCCGATGATGCGTCAGTCTGGTGGCCGCGTTGGCAAACAAATTGGTGGCGGCATGATGGGCGCTTCGGCTCCGGGTTTCGCTAGCAATGTCCCGCCAATGGGCATGGGTTATGGCCAGCAGATGGATAATCAGCAGGTCAATCCGATGGATTTGATTGCTCTTGGCAATGCGCTTCGCAGCGGTGGCATGGGAATGGGAACGGGCATGGCTCCGCGCGGCTTCAAGAAGGGCGGTCGAGTCAATCCTGACGTTCCGGTCAAGCAGCCGGGTCGAACGGCTGAAGGCTACGCGAAAATGGATTATGGTTCTGTTAGCGGTAAGGGCCGTCGTCAGAAGATCCTTGCGCAGGAAGACTGATCATGGGCAGAAGGCCGAAGTTTGACAGGAATGAAAAGATCCTCGCAATGCGGCTTTCTGGCGTGACCTATAAAGAAATAGCCTCTGCCTTTGGGATAACTAAAGGCAGGGCTTTTCAAATTTGCAAATATATGATGGAAAAAAGAGGAGGCTAAAACGAATCTCGATCTGCGATTTTATCGGGAGTTGGAAGACAGAATTTCCAGTGAATTAGAAAAGCTCGCTGCTGAATTAATCGCTGGAAAGGCAGTTGATTGGCCTGATTATAAAATGAGGGTTGGTCGGCTGAAGGGTATGCAAGAAGCTCTTGCATTCGCAAAAGAAGTCCAAAAAGAAGTTTTGGGCGTTGAAAGGAAGTAAGCCATGCCGGCTTTACAGATGTTGCATGATCGCGATCCAAAAGAAGCTCTTTTGGATAAGGTAGGCGATCTTTCTGGTATTGAGATATTTGGATCAGACGTTCTGGTTGCCATATATCGCAGGCCAGAAAAGACAAAATCGGGTATTATTCTTGCGGATTCCACCAGATCAGAGGATCGGTGGCAATCAAAATGCTTTTTGGTCCTTAAATTAGGTCCGACAGCCTATCTGGATGATGAGGGAAATCGTTTCAGGGACATTAAAGAGGGCGATTGGGTCGTAGCGCGCTGCTCGGACGGCTGGGAAGTCACTCTGAATACCCTGAAAACAGGAATTTCCAAGGAAGACACGGTTTCTTGCCGGATTTTCTCCGATCACGCAATCCGCGCCCGTGTCGCTGACCCTGATTCCATCTACTGAGGGCTGAAAAATGGAAGATATTGATGAGAATTTGGGTGAAACCGTCAAATTGGACGAAGATCCCTCTGTTGTTGTTGAGATTGAAGAGCCAAAATCCGAAAAAAAGGCTAAAAACGAGCCTGATGAGCGTGAAGTTGCTCTTAATGAGATGCGCGCTCAGTATGAAGAGCAGAAAAAGCGCCTTGAGATTGAGCGTAGAGCCCGTGAACAGGCTGAACAATATGCCTATCAGCAGGCAAGGCAGGCTCACAGCGCCCGCGCAGAGGCAGAAGACAGCAATCTCCGCACTATTTTGAATGCTATCGCTGCCGACGAGCAGGTTGCGACAAATGCAGAGCGTGTTTATGCGGATGCTGTGGCTACAGGCGACACCGCACTGGCTGCCAAGGCACAGCGTGAGATGGCCAGAGTCGAGGCTCGATTGCTTCAGCTCGAAAATGGCAAGCGAGCGCTTGAGGAAAGGCTACAGACTACTGAAGGCAGGGTATCTGAGCCCGAAATGCCCAGGTTTGCGCCTCAACAGCCGGCTGATCCTGTTGAGATGTATGCTTCCCGGCTAACGCCCAAAAGCGCAGCCTGGCTAAGATCGCATCCTGAAGCGGCCAATTCCATTAATAAGCTCACGGCGGCGCATACTGCTGCGGTAGAGCTTGAAGGAATTGAAGCAGAGTCTCCGGAATACTTTGCTTACATTGAGAGCAAGCTTGGTTATTCCGGTGGCGGGAGAGACAGCAAGAGCGAACCCAGAAGGTCTAAATCCAATATAAGTTCAGCGCCGGTTTCTTCGTCAAGCTCCATGATGGCTCCGCGTTCCAGCGGATCGTCTGGTTCTATTACGCTGAGCCCTGCTGAAGTTGAAATGGCCATGCTGGCTGAGCCTGATTTGCCGCGTGAGAAAGCTCTGGAAGCTTATGCCCGAAACAAACAGGCGCTTCTCCGCGAAGGCAAACTTAATTAAGGATTTGGACAATGACTGGTTTTGAAAACATCGACATCCCGGATATCCGTTCCTCTGAAGCCCGTGCTGCATCTCGCGAACCGAAGGCGAGGCCGAAACTGGACTCTACTTCGTCTTCTCTTGCGCGTGCGGAAGCCCGTTTGCGGGAAATCCGTGAAAGCCTGCCGGAGGGCGGTGCGCTTCGAGACAAATTCTGGGCTCCCCAAGCTCCGGCAGGATGGACTTATGAATGGAAAGTCCGGACGGTTATGAATGAAGAGCAATCATCGTATATCGTTGAATTGGCTCGAAATGGCTGGGAAGCTGTCCCGTTGAGCCGCCATCCTGACATGATGCCGGCAGGTTGGAAGGGCGATACGATTGAGGTTGAGGGTCTGGTTCTTATGGAGCGCCCGTCTGTTCTGACAGAAGAAGACCGCGCTGCTGAGGTCCGGGCTGCCCGTGAAGCTGTAGCGGTTAAAGAAGCCCAGCTTCGCGACGGGAGATCTGGCGATCTGGGCAAGCGCGAGGTTCAGCGCTTCTCGAAAAGCCGCTCTCCGATTAATATTCCGGGTGACGAATAAGCAATTGTTGACTTGAAAGTCAATAAAGGCTAAATATTCGCAGACTACGGAATTCTGTCTAGTAATAGACAAAAGAATTAGGTGGGGACCGCAAGGTTGGTCCCTCCTTTTATAAAGTCGATCCGCGCCGGATTGGCATTCATCTTCTCCGCTAAAATCTCCCACGCGCTGTTGGCGATTAGGCACTCTCTGAATTCAGGAGGGTGTGTTGACAAACACCTTTGCTCCCTTCGGATTCCGTCCAGTTTCGACCAGCAATGGCCCGATCAACTGGCGTGTTTCCACTCGTCGCGTCGCGGCGGGAAATTCTACGCCCATCTATAAGGGCGACGTTGTCATGCCGGTAGTTGGCACGCCGACGGGTTATATTACGCTTGGCGTTCCTGGCACGATTGCCGCGACGGTTCCTGCCGCCGGCATCTTCTGGGGCTGCCAGTATCTTTCGACGACGCAGAAGCGGACGGTCTGGTCTCAGTATTGGCCGGGTTCCGATGCGACTGGCGACGTTATTGCGTTTGTGATCGACGATCCGAATGCTCGCTTTGTCGTTCAGACGAGCGGTTCTTCGTTCCAGATCACTGGCACTAACTCCGCCTTCACGTCGTCTCCGGTTGGCCAGTATGCCACGTTCAACGCGGGCGCTGGTTCGGCCACCACGCAGCAGTCTGGCCAGTATCTTGATACGGTCGGAAGCACGGCTGCCTATCCGTTCATTATCACGGACATGGTCATTGACCCGCCGGGAGCTAATGGCACGGATGCGACGAGCAACTACAACTATGTGGTTGTCGGCTTCAACAACGAGTGGCTGCGCAGCAATGCGGGCGTCACTGGCATCAGCTAAGGAGTAGAGACCAATGGCTGTTAATCTTAGCGCCATCCGCGATCTGCTCCTTCCGGGCCTTCGCGGTGTTGAGGGTAAGTATCCTCAGATCCCGAGTCAGTGGGACAAGGTCTTTGAAAAGGCCAAGTCCAACATGGCTCTCGAGCGTACCGCTGAAATGCGTTACCTCGGCCTTGCCGCCATCAAGACTGAAGGCGGTGCGGTTAGCTTCGACAACAACGCTTCCGAGCGTTATGTCTATAATCAGGAGCATTACGAGATTGGTCTCGGCTACGCGATCACTCGTAAGGCGATTGATGACAACCTGTATAAGACCCAGTTCACGCCCACGAATCTTGGCCTGATCGAGTCCTTCGGTCAGACGAAGGAAATCTATGGCGCGAACATTCTTAACACGGCGACGACGTATAACTCGGCGGTCGGCGGTGACGGTGTTGCTCTCTGCTCCACCTCGCATCCGATTGACGGCGGCGTTGTTGCTAATCGCCCGACTGTCGACGTTGATCTTAACGAAGCCTCGCTGCTTAACGGTATGATCAGCATTCGTCAGAACTTCAAGGACATCGCTGGCCTGAAGATGTTTGCGCGTGGTCGCAAGCTCATCATTCCGCCGACCCTTGAGCCGACGGCGATTCGCCTTACCAAGACGGAACTCCGTCCGGGCACGGCAAATAACGACGTCAATGCTATCCATACGACCGCAGGCGGTCTGCCGGAAGGCTACATGGTCAACGACTTCCTGACTTCGACGAAGGCCTGGTTCCTTCTGACGAACATCAAGGGTCTTGTCTACATGGAGCGTATTCCGTACGAAATGGATATGCAGGTAGACTTCACCACGGACAATTTGCTAGTTAAAGGATATGAAAGATACAGCTTCGGGTACTACAACTGGCGCTCTATCTTTGGAAGCTTCCCAACCTAATAAAAACAACTAGTTAAAGGACATATGAGAGATACATATTCTGCTTGACTGGCTCTAAAATGAAGGATAATTTATGATTATCCTTTATGGAGGCTGTCATGAAACAGGAAGAGTTAACTTTAGAAGAGTTAAATAGCGTTCTCTCATATGATCCTGAAACTGGTGTTTTTGTTTGGAAAAAGGATGTTTCCAACAACGTAAAAAAAGGTTCGGTGGCGGGCACTTTTAAAAATTGCCGCCACCGGACTACGGATCAAATCAAATCTTACCTTTATGTGCGATATGACGGTAGGGAGATGGTTGGATCTAGGGTTGCTTGGCTGCTTAGTTACGGCGAATGGCCGGTTCAGTCAGTTCAATTCATAGATGGTGACACGACAAATCTGAGGTTAAATAATCTCAAATTGTCAAAGTTTAAATCTGTGGTTGTGAAGTCTGAGGGCCGTCGTAACTACAAAATGTCAAAAGATGCTCAACGCCATTACGGCCTTAAGCGATATTATGGCATTTCGGTTGCAGATTATGCGGAAATGTTTCGCAAGCAAGATGGCAAGTGTGCAATTTGTCATAAGCCTGAAATTGGCAAAGATCGTCACGGGAACATTCGTGTTCTGGCAGTCGATCACTGTCATGCTACTGGCGCTGTTCGGGAACTTCTTTGCTATGCCTGCAATAGTATGCTTGGGCAAGCCAAAGATAACATTGATGTTTTACTTGCTGGTGCTGAGTATCTCAAAAAGCATTCAGCTTAACGCACAACCCCAAAGGATGTGAATAATGGCACTTACCAATTTTCCCAACGGCATTACCTCTTTCGGTGTGCCGGTCGTTGGTGGCGTTGGCGGCATTCCGCTGACTGGCACCTGGTGGTTTGTTAACCCGGCTTCGGGTTCTGACGCCTATGATGGGCAGTCTCCCGAGACGCCTTTCCAGACGATTTATGCTGCCTATCAGGCTGCGGCTTCCGGCAATAACGACGTTATTGTCCTGATCGGCAACGGTGCGTCTAGCGGCACGGCGCGTCTTTCTCTTGCGAATGCGCAGGCGGCCAACAGCGCTGCGACGATCGGCTCTCTTATTTGGGCGAAGAATGCTCTTCACCTGATTGGCGAGGGTTCTCCGACCGGCATCAGCAACCGCGCGCGTATGGCTCCGCCGACGACTTATACGGCTGCGACCTTCCTTAATGGTCAGTCGGTTGCTTCGACGCCGGTTGTGAAGGTCACTGGCTCTGGATGTATCTTTGCGAACTTCCAGATCTGGGGTGGTTTCTCGACGGGTAATGCCGGTATGATTACCTGGCAGGACGAGGGCAACCGCAACTATTACGCCAGCGTCCATTTTGCTGGTCAGTCTGACGCTGCTTCGGCTGGCGGCACGGCTTCGCGTTCGCTGGTTCTTTCCGGCGGCGGCGAGCATGTGTTTCAGGACTGCACCGTTGGCGTTGATACTGTTCAGCGCACGACGGGCGTTACGCGCACGCTTGAGTTCAAGGGCGGCACGGCTCGCAACTCGTTTCTTGGTTGCGTGTTCCCGGTCACGTTGGCGTCTGCTTCGGCTGCTTCTCCGACGATCTACACGGCTGCTGCGGCGGCAGCGGATCGCTGGCAGCGGTTTGAGGGCTGCACGTTCATCAATGCGGTTGGCTCGGGCTCAACGGCCCAGACGGCTCTTGTTGATCTGGCTGCCTCGACGGGCGGCGTTGTCATCCTGAAGAACTCGACGGCTGTTGGTTCGACGGATCTGTTTGCGAATGCGACGACTGCCGGCCAGATGTATATTGACGGTGGCGCTCCGACTGCGGCTACCACGGCCCTTGCTGTTAATCCGGCCTAATCCCAAAGATTAAGGAGATAGAATATGAAAGCTCATTACAAGAAGGGTGGCTCGGTTGAGCCCCAGGGCAAGATGGTTGCCAACCCGACGCCGTCCGATGTTTACGCTGGCGAAGATTCGGAAGTTGTGAAGTCTGCCAAGAAGCGCAAGAAGGGCGGCAAGGTTTGTGGTCCGATGGCCATGAAGCGCGCTGACCGCAAGCCGCGCAAGTCTGGCGGCAAGGTTTCGGCGGGCTGGGATGCGGCCTCCACGACGCACAATCCTCCGGGCCGTAACCTGGTTGATTGATTATGGATTGGCCCGCTTCGGCGGGCCTTTCTTTTCGGAGGTTGTTATGGCTGAGAAATGGATCCAGTCAGCAATAAAAAAACCTGGGGCGCTGCGTAAATCGCTGAAGGTTAAAGAGGGTGAAACAATTCCGACCGGCAAGCTTAAAAAGGCTTCGCATTCGGAAAACCCGACGCTTGCCAAGCGGGCGAATCTGGCTTTGACTTTGAAAAAACTCAATAAGCGCCATGGCGGTCAGGTTGACGGCGCGGTTTCGGCCAAAAGGCTGGATCGCAAGCCGCGTGCTGGCGGTGGATGCTACTAAGGAATTAGATCATGCAGGCGAAAACTGTTTCTGTTGGCCCGGTTACAGCTGCGGTCGCCAATCAGATTTGTGCGTCTCAGACGCCTTACGCGGGCCAGATGGTGATTAATGGCGCGGGTGCTACATTTAGCATCAATAACGTCGCGGCATCGCAAAATCCTTCTGGGGCTGGAAATCTCACTCTTGCCTCTTCTGTTGTCATGTTCGCCCAGCCTCGTTATGTTTATGTAACCAGCGCTGGTAATGATACGGCATTTACGTTCACGATTACTGGCACGGATACTAATTACAATCCTTTATCTGAAACGATTACGGGAGCTAATGCCAAGGCTCGTGTGACAACAAAGCAGTTTACGACTGTTAGCTCTGTTTATGTTAGTGGCAATGCCGGATCTGTTCAGGTCGGTTCTTTTGTCAGCGCTTCATTTACTGGATCGACGGCCCGTCAGGTTACGATTACACCGACCGGAAATGAAAGCCTGAATACATTTGTTGTCACTGGCACAGATGTGAATGGCAATTTCATGTCAGAAACGGTGGCCGGCAAGAATGCTGTCGCCAGCACGACAAACAGTTATTTCTCCACGGTTACGAGCATCACGATCGCCAATGATGCTGCTAATGCTATTACGGCAGGCATGACCAATACGGCTGCTTCTCCGTGGGTCAGGCTTGATGATTTTGCTCCCAGCAATATCTCAATACAGTGTAGTGTGAGCGGATCCGCAACATACACCGTTCAGTCCACGCTCGACGATCCAAACGATCCTTTTAGTCCGGTTCCGATTGGCAACATGACTTGGGTCAATACGTCAGATACGGCGGTTGTTGGCGCTATCGCCACGCAGCAGAGCAACTTCCTGTTTGCTCCCAAGTTTGCCCGCGTTGTCATTACTACGACCAGCACCGGGTCTGTTAAATCGACGTTCCTGCAAAGCTCAAATGGTCCGATCTGATGACTGGCATATCTGCCGGCGGCGGATTATCGTATTCCAGTGATACAAGCCTAAAGCTTGGATATACTTCCGTTGCCAGCAATTATACAATTAATCAGGTTGATTTTGTGATAGACTGCTCGGCCAACACGTTTACAGTCACACTTCCTACGGCTGCCGGTATATCCGGAAAGCAATTTGTGATTAAAAATAGCGGGACTGGCGTCATCACGGTTGATGCGAACGGATCAGAAACAATTGATGGATACGCTAACTTTGTATTATCTACAAAGGGAGAGGCCATCTGGGTTGTTTCTGATGGCGCTAACTGGAAGGTGATCTAATGTCCTTCCATATTGCTCCAAACCCTCATGCGACATTTGTCTCAACTCAAGATCAGGTGATAGCTAATCCTACCCTTGCTCAGGTTGTTACCTTTAATACAACCATAAATGCAAATGGAATCACGCTTGTTGGCGGCACGAAAGTTACACTTCCGCAGATAGGGAATTATTCTTTTGCAGTCTCTGCGGTCGTTGATAATCCTGGACAAGCAAGCGCAAAAAAAGCATCTATGTGGTTTCGAAAAAACGATGTAGATGTTCCATATTCAAATACTTACCTTTCTGTAAGCAAAGATAATACCACTGTTCTTGCTGTTGTGTTTAATTTGGAATGCACAACGATTGGCGATTATTATGAATTATGGTGGTCTGGAGAGGTCAATACTGTCCAACTTGATGCTTTTGCGGCTGTCCCTGGAACGGTTCCCGCGACATTTCCGCCAACGCAACCCGCGTCGCCTTCTATTGTTTTAGCCGTCTGTCAGATAGGTTAACCATGGCTGGTTTATCTGTAATGCCCGGATTGAGTCCAGATCAAGGTCTTGCTGGAGCGCAAGGCTTGTCTACTGGCGATGGGCTATCATTTCAACAATTTGGTCCTGCTGGCGAAAATGGGATTCTTTTAGAAAATTTGGTAGACTATTTGATGATGGAAAACGGCATTAATTTGCTTCTGCAGGAATAAAAGACGATGACAAACAAGAGCATCTCTCAGCTTAATTCTGGTTCTGCTGTTTCAGACACGGACTTGTTCCCAGATGTCCAGACGGTAGGAATTGGCCCGGTAAAAGTTACAGGCGCACAAATTAAAACATTTACATCAAACTCTCCAACCCTTGTTACTCCCGCAATAGGAGTTGCGACCGGAACAAGTTTGGCCCTTGGCGGAGCCACTATTGGAACCAATGCCTTAGCAATCAGTGGCACTTCTGCAATGGGAAGCGCCACATATTTTCCAGATGGGTCGCAAACTGATCCGTCTATTGCTCATTCAGGTGACACGAACTGCGGAATATTTTTTCCTGCTGCTGACTCTATAGCATTTACAACATCTGGGACTGAAAAAGGAAGATTTATATCTAATGGTTATTTGGGGTTGGGATTAACAAGTCCAGCCGTAAGACTTACTGTCAGAGGAGCAGAGGGAACAACTTCATATTTAACTGGATCATTTATCGGTGGAACAAATGGATATGGTTCGTTTTTACATTATTCAGACGGATTTACATATAATTTTGGTGTTGGAACGGATACAAACGGAGATTTTAAGTGGTTTTCTGGAAGATTTGCCGGAAATAGTGGAACAAACAGATTTACTGTTTCCCAAAATGGTAACATTGTTGTCGGCAACGATGCGATAGCAACTAATGCCACTGATGGTTTTTTATATGTTCCTACATGCGCGGGACAGCCAACTGGAATTCCCAGTGCTTATACTGGAAGATCTGCTGTTGTATATGATACCACCGGCAATAAATTATACATTTATAATGGTGGCTGGAAATCTGCGACATTCTCTTAATAAAGGGCAAAAATATGAAAAAGCTATCTACATTTGCTTTTATTCTTTTTTCACTTACGGCAAATGCTCAGACAACCTATTTGGTTCCTCAGCTTGGATTATCAAAAGATGTAAATCCATATTCATTTGCAATTAAACTTGGATCATCCTGGAGTGAACTGGGAACAATCACGCCGTCCGGGCAGTGGGCAATTCCGGCAACAAATTTGACTTATTCTCAAGGAATTGCGAATACAATAACAAGAACTGTAAGCTCAAAGCTTAGAGAATCAAAGTCAATTTATGACTTTGGAGCAAAGTGTGATGGCGTTACTGATGATGCTGCTGCAATTAACAATGCATTGTCGTCTGGGTATAATATTTATTTTCCCCAGAACAACAATACCGTTACGACGTGTTTATTTTCGTCCACTCTTGTCATCTATACAGGAACTTCAATAGATGGAGCAGATAAGAATAAGGTTGTTTTAAAGGCAAGCCCTTCGCTGTCAGGGAATGCAGTAGAGACATATCAGTTTACTACACTGACTGGAACAGATGTTAACCCTGGTCCATATGATTTTAATATTTCTAATATTACAATTGATGCCAATAAAGCTAATCGTCCAGCAATATCTGTGGGGCAAGTTAATCAAAATAATGGATTGGCTATTTATGGATCAGGCTTTATTATTTCACATGTTAAAATACTGAATGCTCCTGGAAATGGAATGTGGACAGAGTGGTGGAGCAGCCTGGGCGGGCCCGGAATTGGCCTTGAGGCAGATATTAATAACATGACTATTTATGACAGTGGCGGAAGTAGTTGGGTTAATAAAGGGCCGCACGACTTAGCAAGTCTAAATGTTATTATGTTTGGTGCTTCTAGAATAGCTGATAAAGCATTCTCTGGTTTTTATACTGGTGGGTTTGAAAGCGGAAGGCATATAAACCTTCATTATTATCAAATATCTCCGACAGGTAATCAGGCTGCGTATGCCGCAGATATTGGAAGTTATGAGCAAATAACTTTATCCCATTTTGAGGGAGCTTATCAGGCGGCAAGGTTTAGAGGTGTCCAGAATCAGGTAGAAAATAGCATATTTTATAATGCTGACCTTACTTCTGGACAGTCGGTTGTTGAGGTATGCAGCGGAAACAATATTATCTCTGATTCTCAAATTTTTGGTAAAGCATCGCAAGATGCAGCCGGAACTCCTGTAGTATATGGCATTCAGATTGGGTGTTTATTATCAGGAGTTCCTACATTCGCATCTTCAAATTCTTTAGTTAACAACTTTTTTGGAGCCCTTGCTACCGGAGGTCCCTATAATTTTCTGTATGATTCTGGATATAATGTCATATCTGGAACGGGTAATGGGTTCCCTGGCGGCGCAACTTCCATCGTTGGGTCTCCTAATCCTTTGACCTCAATACAATATTCTCAAACAGGAACAAATGTTCAATATACCTATTTCCCTACAAATGTTAAATTTAATGGCGTCTCTCCTAGGTTAGATTCGGTAAATGCTTTTCAAATAAATTCCAATTCTGGGCAAACAATTCTAAGCACAGACACATTAAATAAAAGAATTGGAATTAACACAACTGGTCCGATATCCTCTTTCCAGGTAAACGGAACGTCGTTTTTTGGAGGAGCTAGTGTTGGCCAAACGGCAGTGTCACTTTACAACATAGATTCCACAAATGCTGGAATTGAAGCTGTTGATCCAACAAATATCACGACAAAGAGAAATTTACTTATTTCTCCTTATGGTGGAAAAACTGCAATTGGAACTTCATCTGCTCCGACATCTACTATGACTTTAGCTGGATCTTTGTCAGTTCCGCATAAAATCAAAGTTTTAACAAATTATGTTGTCCAAGAGTCTGATCTTGTTCTTATATTTTCCTGTGCTACTAATTGTTCTGTTACTCTGCCAACCGCCTCTAGCTATCCTGGCAGAATTTTAAAAATGACGAATCAAAATACTACAACTGTAACAGCAACAACTTCAAATATTGTTGCTGTTGACGGAACATCGGCTGGATCGTCTATTTTCCCTGCCACGGTAGGAAAATGGCTAGAGATGATAAGCAATGGAACGGATTGGTATATTATTGCTGGTAATTAAACCCTAGGTGTAATATGGCTGTTATACAAATACCAAACCTTCCACTTGCTATAGCTTTAAATGGAAATGAACAACTTGAGGCTGTTCAGTCTGGAGTATCAGTTAGGGTCACGACTGCGGCTATTGCAAATTATACATTACAGCTTGCTGCAACATCTTTATCTCTTCAAAATCCATATATTACAAAATATCAATTTATATCTGCAATATCTGTAGCATATGGAACCAAGCCATCTGACGACCCAAACATACTCTATCAATCAATAAATGCAGATTTTACAGATCAAGCAACTGTTCAATTTTACGCAAGCCCATTTGTTCAAGTTGATAGTCCTTTGTATAATCTATGCGCAACAACATATTCGTATAATGCTACACAGATGTCAGAATTAATGCTTGCCGCGTCATTGATCCAAAAATGGGGATAATTCCCACATTTCAAATGGCATGTAAATTATAGGTTAATAAAATGCCCTACGCATCTAAACAAGGTCGAACAAAAATAGACTCCAGAAGCCCATCTGCTTCTGGGCAGTGTGATAGATGCGGATTTTTATACAACCATAGCCATCTGCGTTGGCAACTAGACTACAGCGGCTCTGGTCTTTACAATAAACGCATTCTGGTTTGTGAAAATTGTTATGATACTCCGCAACAACAGTTGAAGGTTATCGTTATTCCGCCTGATCCTATGCCTGTGTTGAATGCTCGACCTCCAGATTATGTTGACGCAGAGACAAATTATAGGGTTACTTCAGGTCAGAATACGGTTGATCCTGTTACTGGTATACCAATTATACAAGGAAATACACGAGCGGCATATACAACAATATTATATCCTTTTGCGATTAGCCTTGAAAATAATAGTGGATTGATATACCTAGAGGGCGACCCTGAAACTTTTCTTGGAATTGAAAATACACCGGAATTATATCTTAGAGTCACTCAACAAACGGGTGAGCCTCCTGGAGGATTAGATCAAACCCCAGGAACAAATTTCCAGGTTCCAGGAAATGATGATCCAGGGCTTCCGTATGAAAATGTAGTTGTTCCTCAAACCGGACCTATTACATAATAGGATGGATTTAAATAATTATGCCTGACAACGATAAAGTAACAATCTGGGGAGGGATACCCAGATTTGGGACCACGCCTACAACAGGACAGGCTATCGCTGGTGGCGGCAATGGATTTGTCATTTATGATAGTGCTATAGATAATATTAATATTCCTGCATCAAGAATAAGAATAGGAAATCAATATAAAATAACTTTTGCAGGTTCAACTAATTTTGTCTTATTGGGTTCTGCAAACAACAATGTCGGAACAATCTTTACCGCAACTTCAAGCGGGACTGCTTTATCTGGAACGGGAATTGTTTCAATAGAGCCTACGTCTGCCACGCCTCTCCCAAACAAAAACATGGAGCTGGCCAATAAAACAATAACCGGAGTAATAACGCAATATTACGGATTTGCTGGATATTCCGGGTCATATTATTCAACGTCAACTCAGGCAAATTTGGCGGCGCAAAATCTTGTAAATTTTAATCAAACTTCCATACAATATGGCGTTTACCTCACCGGATCTCCGACAAGCAGATTGACTGTTCAAAATGCTGGTGTGTATCGGATTAGTGGAACTCTGGATTTTTACTGCACAGATGTAAAGCCGCCGACATCTGTGCCTATTACTTTATCTGGAACTATTCCTCTGACATCGACATCTGCGCCTGTTAGTAGTGCATCCGGAACTGGCTCATCCCAGAACATTACAATCAATGGCCCTCTTCCGGAAACAATCACAGTCAACGGACAGACAATTACAATATCTGGACAAACTGCTGATTTGACTGGAATTGATGCTGATCTTTCTGGTGCCACTGGAACTGTCGATGTCGAATGGGACGATGTTGCGCTTGAGACATCTTTGGGTGTTTGGATAAGAAAAAATGGCGTTGATGTTCCTTGGACCAAAAGGGCTTATAGTTTAATTGGAAATGAAGCCAGAATGGTTGTAAGTATTGATTACATGTTGGTTTTGGAAAATGATGAATACGCGGAGCTTGTGTGGGAATCTGCCAGCGCCAATACATCTCTGTATAATGCTGCCACTGATTATCCCTCCGCGCTCATAAACATTACTTTGGTGAGATAAATGGCCACATCCGGGACATATGCGTTCAATCCTGCTCTTGGCGAGATCGTCATTGGCGCTTATGCTCGTTGTGGCATTCGCAGGACGGAACTTACCCAACAGCACATGGAAGATGCCCGATTTGAATCCAATATGCTCATGTCCAATTGGGCTGGCAACGGGATCAATCTGTGGCAAGTAGATACAGGAACGATAAACCTTATCCAGGGTCAGGCGGCTTATACTATTCCCACAAATACAGTTTTCCTTTTGGATGTATACATCACGCAAGGAAACAACCCGGCAATCAATAGATTGATCTTGCCGATTAGCCGCACTGACTATGCGTCGATTGCCAACAAAACGCAGCAGGGATTTCCCACATCCTATTGGTTTGACAGGTTAATCAATCCAAATTTATACATTTGGCCACTTGCAAATCAGGATGGAGCGTATACACTCACTTATTACAGGATGCGACAGGCTCAGGACAGTGAGTTATCCAATGGGACAAACGTAGAGGTTCCGTGGTATCAACTGGATGCCTTTCTGGCGGGTTTGGCTTCTCGATTAGCAGTTATCTATGCTCCCGATAAGGTTCAAATCCTTGAGCCTCTTTATCAGGCGTCGTGGCAAAAGGTTCTTCAGGCAGGAACGGAGAACGTTCCGTTAAAGATCTCTCCGCAACTTCGCTCTTACTTCCGGTAAGCCAAAATGGCATTGACCTACACAACATATATTGCCCAGATAGCCAATATTATGGCTGCGCAATCGTCTACGACACAGTTCCAGACGATGGCTCCGGGCATGATAGATTACGCAGAACAACGCCTTTATCGCGAGCTAAATCTTATATTTACGCGTGCTACGGTTACTGGCACGCTGTCTCCAAACACAAGATCATTTGCGCTTCCGAATGCCACTGGTTCTATTCCGTTTATCACGGTAAGTAACGTGAATGCGCTTATTTCCGGAAACCGCAGGCCGCTTACGCATATGCCTTCAAATGTGGTTGACTATCTTGCTCCAAGCGATACAGCTTCGGTGGGTAATTTCCCGACGATGTACTACATGAAAGATCAGTCAAATCTAATTGTTGGCCCTTCGTCTACCACATCGACAACTCTTGAAATACTTGGAACATACAGGCCAGCGCCTCTGTCTGTTAGCAATACAACGACACAGCTAACAAATTTCTTCCCGGATTTATTCATTGCCGCAAGTATGATATTTGCCTCCGGCTACATGAGAGACTTTGGCTCTCAATCCGACAATCCGCAGCAGGCGCAATCATGGGAAGCTCAATATGAGCTATTGATTAAATCTGCACAGACTGAAGAAGCCCGCAAGCGGTTTAATGAAGAGGCGTATAAACAATGAATTATCTGGAATACGCTTTGGTAATTGCAAATCAAATTCCTGTGGACAAATCGTCTACGGCATTTCAGGCATTTCTTCCATCAATTATAGATTATGCAGAACAGCGTATTTACAGAGAGTTAAATCTTTTATCAACTCGCATTCGTAATTCTTCGGCAAATTGCACTGCAAACAATAGGTCATTTACTCTTCCCACAAATCTTGGGACATTTATAACGGTTACAGAAATAAGCATAATTACTCCCGTTGGAAGCACAGCCGCAAATGGAACGAGAAACGTTATTATGTCTGCGGCAAAAAAGCTTGTTGATTTTGTCGCTCCCATAAATACGGCAGGGTCTGCATCCCAGGTTCCTTCTATGTATTATATGCTTGATCAGCAAACTGTTATATTCGGCCCATCTCCCGGAGCCGCCTTTAATGTCGAGGTTACGGGAACAATTCGTCCGGCTCCATTGTCGGCTACAAATACGACGACATTCCTGACAACAAATTTACCGGATTTGTTTGTCGCCGCCAGTATGGTATACGCCGGAAACAACATGAGGGATTTTGGCATTGAGGCCGGCAACGCTTCAATTGCCCAATCCTGGGAGCAACAATATCAGGCATTGTTCGCCTCCGCCAATGCGGAAGAGACTCGCAAGCGCTATAATCTGGAAGTTAGCCAATGAGCATGAATTATACCTCATACACGCTTAGGCTTGCTTCGTTTATAACGACCAATCCGGACAATGTTGACTATACTGTTTTGATACCGTCAACTATAGATTATGCAGAACAACGCGTTTACCGCGAACTGGATTTATTATCCACAGTTGTAACAAATGACACAGCTTCAACGACTGCCGGAAACAGGAATTTCACACTTCCTACGGGTCTTGGAAAATTTGTTACTGTCCAGACCATTAATATCATTACGCCTGCTTCTACTGCGCCAAATAGCGGAACGCGTCGCCAGCTTACGCCTGTTGATAGGCGCTATCTGGATGCTGTTTGGAATAGCTCAACGGGAGCTACTGTTCCAAAGCACTTTGCCATGAATGATCAGGACACGATTATTTTTGGACCTTGGCCCGATGCTACATATCGTGTTGAGGTTGTAGGAACTATTAGACCCACGCCTTTGTCTTATAGCAATCCTACGACATTCCTTACGAATTATCTTCCTGATCTGTTCTTGTCGGCAAGCATGGCGTTTTTTGCTAAAAATTTACAAGATAAGGGCGTAGGAACGGCAAATAATGCCGAGTTTTGGGATAATAATTATAAAGAACTATATGCTTCTGCCAATGCTGAAGAACTCAGGAAAAAATTTGCCGGACCGTCATGGACATCTATGTCTTCTGTTAAGCCTCCGGAGAGATGAAATGTTAAATCCGGAAAATATTAAAGAAATATTTAATTATAATCCAGAAACAGGCGATCTTACTTGGCGTCAACGTATTGGTGGAAGAACTCTCGGCAAAATCGGAACATTAGACAAAGATGGCTATTTAATATTTTTAATGAATTACCGAAAAAATAGGTATTGTGTTCATAGGGTTATTTGGGCTTATGTTCATGGAAAATGGCCTAAAGATCAGATTGATCATATTAATGGGATTAAAAACGACAATAGATTATGCAATTTGAGACAGGCTAATACGGCAGAAAATATGAGAAATGTTGGAAGGCAGTCTCATAATACTAGCGGAATCAAGGGCGTTTCATGGCATAAACTTCGCGGGAAATGGCGTGCAGATATCAAGGTGAATCAGAAACAAATCTGGCTTGGTAATTTTGATTGTTCTGCGGCTGCATCATTTGCGTATCAGATAGCTGCTGATAAATACCACGGAAAATTTGCGAGGTCTTTCTAATGCCATTTGAGACACTTCGCATTGTGCCTTCTGTCGATCTGGAAAAAACCCTTGCGGACAATGCTGCCGGCATTTCCTTTTCCAATTTCATCCGCTGGCGCGATAAATTGCCTGAAAAGCGTGGCGGATCTGTATATTTTAATAATAGTTCAGCGACATATGGCGTTGTCCGGGCGCTTCATGCCTGGCAGGGTTTGAGCAATTTTAAATTTCTTGCAATTGGATCAACAACGTCTTTAACAATCTATTATTTTAACACAACAACAAATACATGGATTACAATTCCTATTACGCCCAAGTCATTAACGGTAGATGTATCTCCTACTATTGTAAGTCAAAATGCAACAACGCTTTCAGATACAAGGGTATTTGTTAATGATGTTGGACGAAACGTCACGCTATATTGCACAGTAATATTTCAAACACAGGCTTCTGTTCCACCTTCTGGATCATTTGGTTCAAATGGCGCGAATTTTGGATGCTTTTTGCCTTCAAAAGGATATCAGATAAATAATCTGGTTACTGCAAACATATATGAAATAACGGGAACAAACGGACATGTTGGCGCTCCTTCTACGGGATTGGTTCCTCAATTTGTCACCGCAATTAACGATGGAATAGTAAGAGTTAATTTGCAGGGCCATACCTATGCTGTTGGCGATGCGGTAGATTTTAATGTTTCCACAACGGTTGGCGGAATACCGATTTTTGGTAGATATATTGTTACAGAATCCGTTATTACTGCTACCTCAGGTTCGTATCCTAGTCCCAATGTTGGTTATTTCAAATTTAGGGCTCAACAAAACGCTACTTCTACTCAAACTGCCTCAATGAATGGCGGAAACCTAAAACTTACCTATTGGGACACCAATAACAGCATTTCCGGATCAACTTCAGTTATAACAACGGATTGGTGGCTAGATAATTGGGGCGAGACGTTAATAGCCAATTATGTTGATGGTCCAATTTTTACATGGAACGTTGCTTCTCCTAACTTTTTTGCCCAGATGATATCAAATGCGCCTGTTGTAAATTTCGGGTGCTTTGTTGCAATGCCTCAACAAATGATTATGGCCTGGGGATCGACATACACATCATTTCAGGATCCTTTGCAAATTCGTTGGTGCGATGCCGGAAACTATGACGATTGGACGCCTACAACAATAAACCAGGCTGGTGGATTCAGAATACCGACCGGCTCCAAGCTTGTGCGAGGCATCCAAGGACCGGCACAGCAATATTGGTGGACGGATATTGATTTATATGTTTCTCAATATGTTGGCCCGCCGTTTGTGTTTAATTTTAATAAAATCGGTTCTGGATGCGGGCTGATTGCGCCAAAAGCTGTTGGGCAACTTGGCCCTACGCTTTACTGGATGAGCCAAAAACAGTTTTTTGCTGTTTCCTCAACCAGTGGCGTTCAGCCAATACCTTGTTCTGTCTGGGATTATGTATTCCAGAATCTTAATGAAGGTCATGTAGATAAAATTCGCTGTGCGCCTAATTCACAATTCAATGAGATCACATGGTTTTTTCCCGCTGTAATAGGAATGGTAACATCTGTCGCAAATAATGGAACCGGAAATTTAAGAGTTACACTATCAAGTTCTGCGCGAACGATTGTTAATGGTGAAACTGTTACTTTATCAGGGATGAGCGTGCCTGCATACAACGGATCATTTGCAATAAGCAATGTGGTTGGCAATTCTTTTGACATTACTACTGTTGCATTTACAACTACAGCTACTGGCATATGCTCATCTACTGAAAACGATTCATATGTGACCTATAATGTTCTTTACAATGAATGGGATGTTGGCAAGCTTGCTCGTTCCGCATGGGTCAACCAATCAATATTTGGCGCTCCGCTGGCTGCTGATACATCGGGAATTATTTATCAACATGATAATACTGGCGTTTATAATCTCGGAAATGATAATATTATAATAAACGCGTATTTTGAGACTGGTTACTTTTCAATCACAAACGGCAATGATCTTGTCTTTGTTGATTGGATGCTTCCGGATATGAAGTGGGACACCTACGATGGCTCCCAATCGGATGCGACAATTAAAATCAGTTTTAACGTCACTGATTATGCCGGAGATACGCCAACGCTTTACGGGCCGTTCACCGTGACAAAGGCGACGCCATACATTGAGCCTCGATTTAGAGGAAGGTTCATGCAGATTATTGTTGAAAGCGAAGATTCGGATAGTTTCTGGCGACTAGGCTCAATCCGATATCGCTTTGCTCCAGCAGGTAGGCGATAATGTCACAAGACGCAATTAACGCATCCGCTCAAAATGCAGTTGTTGCCATAAATGCTCTTAATAAATTTATTGACACAATATCTGTTTCGCTTGTTGCGTCTACGGCCACCTTGGCTGACATTAATCTAAAACAATTTGGCACGACAAATAGCTCAGCTTTAGTCGGACCATCAACGCTTCCTCTTATACAAACAAATATATACGATGGTACTGGGACTTTGGTTCGAATATCGGTTATCAAAGACGGCACAAGTCAGGGTTATATTTACGACAGAGATGTAATTGTTGCGACAACGCAATATCTTTGTGCCATACCCAACACCATAGGCATTTATGAAGTCCACTTACGATTTAGCACTGGACTGGTCATTGAGCCTGGGTTAGATCAAACTGTTCTTGTCTCTTACTCTCCAGACTGAGAATAATCATGCCTCTCCAAAAGGGTAAAAGTCAAAAGGCGATTTCTGCTAACATTTCCGAACTGGTTCATTCGGGACGCCCGCAGAAGCAAGCAATTGCCATCGCCCTGGACACGGCCCGCAAAGCTATGGATCGTGGCGGCGGAGTGCCAAAACATGTCGCCAAGAGAGTCGTGCATGAAGGGCCGATTAATGTGGCAATACCTGGCCGCACAGACAGGCTCCCGGTGCATGTCTATTCCGGGTCTTATGTCATTCCGGCGGATATTGTGTCAGGTCTTGGAGAGGGCAATACGCTGGCCGGGAATGATGTTATTCGTCGTATGTTTTTTCATGATTCCAGCCCGCTCAAGAGAGCCAAGGGCGGTCGGTCCATGATGACTGAAAAATATGGACTGCATGGCTATTACCACAATGACACGCGAAAGATCGTACCCTGCATTGTTGCCGGCGGAGAGTTCATCATTCCTCCGGAAGTCGTAGAGGAATTAGGCGAAGGCGATATGGATAAGGGTCACGCCCTTCTTGACTCGTTTGTTAAGTCTCAAAGACGTAAATTGCGTCAAAAGCTCGCTAAATTGCCTCCGCCCGCGCAGGACTAGTCTACGATGAAATTTGATGATTGCCCGGATGTTCGGATTGCCCAGCAGTCTGATGAGGAAGAGCTTGTCCGGTTGGCTCAAATGGCTGCCGAAGAGGATAATCAAGGCACATTTGACATAGATAAAGTCAGGTCTGTTCTTAATCTTCATTTCCATAAAGCCGGTGGGATCATTGGCGTTATAGGAAATCCGGGCCAGAAATTAAAAGCTTTTACACTGTTAGCAATTACCCAACCATGGTATAGTTCAGATGGTCAGGTTCAGGAATTGTCATTGTTTGTTGACCCTGACCACAGAAAAACGGATTATGCCAAGCAGTTGATGGTATTCAGTAAAAAAACATCGGAAGCTCTTAATCTTCAGCTTTCTATTGGCGTTATAGCTAATGAAAAGACTGAAGCAAAGGTTCGTTTGTATCAAAGGCAATTCCCACAGGCGGGAGCCTTTTTTCGTTATAATCCGCAGGCTTAGGGAATAGAATTATGCCGCAGACGACGGGCCAGAATTGGGGCATTTACAACCAGACATACACGCCAGCGGCGCAGACAGATATTTTCAATGCCATGCGTCGGGCGCAGGATGTCTCGCAGCTTCCGTTTCAGCCGTATCTTGGCCAGACCGTCGCGGGTTTTGCGCCGTCCGAAATTGCCGCCATGCGCGGTATTTATGGCTTGCAGGGATATTATGAGCCTTATGGACAGCAGGCGACGACTTTACTTGGTCAGGCCCAGGCATATGCCAATCCAAATGACCCCAGATTGCAGCAAATCCTTGGCGCGCAAATACCTACGTTTTCTCAACAAGCTGTTCAGCAATATTATAGTCCATATCAGAAAAATGTCATCGACGCTACGATGGCCAATATTGCCCAGGAGAATTTGCGCCAGCAAAATGATCTGACTGCTCGCGCTATCCAACAGGGCGGATTTGGAGGAGACAGAACTGGTATCGCAAGGGCTGAGTTAAATCGTCTTCAGAACCTACAGAATGCCCAGACGCTCTCTCAATTGCAAAATCAGGGTTATGCCCAGGCATTAGGAGCATTTCAGCAACAACAGGATTTTGCAAGGCAGAAGCAGGCTCAGGATTTTGCTCAATATAGTGCGGCAAGAAACGCCGCTATTCAGGCTGCTCAGCAGGGCGCTTACTCATTAGGACAGCTTGGCCTTCAGGGCCAGCAAGCCGGTATGCAGGGCATTCAGGCGCTTATGGGCGTTGGCCAGATGGAGCGCGCGCTTGGTCAGGCGCAGCTTGAGGATCAGTTCAAGCGTTATATGACTGCCATGGGCTATCCCTGGGAGACCGCGCAGTGGCTTGCTTCTATCGTTGGCTCTCTTGGACCGCAGGCTGGTGGCACAACATCTGGTGTCAGCTTCGGCGGATCCAGCCAGCAGACGCCAAGCCCTAGCCCGATTTCATCAATAGCTGGTCTGGCGACAAGCGGCCTTGGGGCCTTGCTCAAGCTGTTTCCTGGAGCCGGATTCAAGGACGGTGGCCGCGTTGGCAAGGCTGATGGTGGTGGATTTGGTGAAATTCAGAGCCTTGGACTTGAAAGCCCGTGGTCCGGATTTGACCCTCGCCGGTTGAACGAAGAGAAAATGCGGCAATGGGTTTCTCGCCTTGATGTTGATGAGGCGGTTAAGGACCAGTTGCGTGAACGCAGTTGGCTTAATCCGGATGAGACCTATGAGCCTTATCAGGATGAAGAAGAAGACCGTTCATTTTTGATGAGCCATGGCGGTCGCGCGGGTTATAAGGCTGGGGGCCGTCCATATGAGGGAGGGTCTTCTTATATTGAGTCTGATACTGTTCCCTATATTGACAAGCTAGAGCTTGCGCCTCCCAAGGCTCCGACGATTCCAAATCCCAAAAAGCCCGAGGCTCCTGAAGTCGGGAAGCTGGAAGGCGATGATAGTTTTGGCGATCTGGGCAAGATGATCGGGTCGCTGGGAACAAATGTTTCAAAATATTTCTCGAAGGGAAGCTCTAATCCTGCCGCAGCTATTACGGCTGACGAAGCTAATACTGAGTCTGAAACAGCCTCAGAAGAGCAATATGGCGGTCGCGTCGTAAAGGCCGATGGTGGTGGATTTGGAAATTGGCTCTCTTCGCTCCGTCAGGCTGGCAGCCCGACTGCTCCATATTTGCAAAATCAGGCCTCACAGCCACGACCGATGATCTCCAATATTGGAGATTTGTATAAATTTGCTTTCGGCAGAGAAGCCGATCCTGAAGGAGCAAGGTTCTGGCAGCAACAGCAGCAAGCTGGCATGTCTCTTGGGGATATTGCAAAGAATATTCTTTCCTCTCAAGAGGCAGTTTCAAGATACGGGCAAGAAAACATCGGCGGATTGCAGGATGTTTTTAGTAAATTTACTTCTACGCCCGCTGCGCCAGGATCTGTTTCTCCGTTCCAGACGCTTTTGACGACTGGCGGCGCGCCGGTAGTAAATCCTGATGGAACGCCTGTTACGCTGGAGGATGTTCAGACTCCATCCGCCGTTCAGGGACCGCCCGGACAGGGTCCGTATTCAGAAGGCGACATTGCAGCGGCGGGACAGATTTCTCCGCCTGATGCCGGATTGATGATGATGGTGGGCAAGAATCCGATGCTTGCCGTTGTTATCAATCAACAACAGCAAGAGAAGCAGGCTGCGGCCAATCGCAAGGTCGCAGAAATGCGCGCCTATAATAATCAGGTTTATAATGCGCCGAGGTCTCCTATCGGATACTTTATGAACCTGGATTACAGGACCATGAGCCCAAGCGGCCTGTTTGGCTTCAATCCTATTTCTCCTTACTATTCTCCTATTGTTCCCACGGCTATCAAGAGAAATGCCGGTGGCAAGGTCGAAGAGCCGCGTCCCGGACTTGATCTTGGCGGTATTTCCAGACTTCCAGGGCAGACATCTTCAATGATGACCGGACCTGCCTCGCAGACATCATTCTCGACTAACCCTCCGGGTTACAACCCGAATGCCTATGGGCCGTATCGTGAGAGCGGTGGCCGTGTTGGCATGAGGGATGGTGGAGATCCTTCAGTCATTGATCGGATTGCGAGAGGCATTGCTGCGATAGAAAGCGGCGGCTCCAAAAACCCATACGCTGTCGTCGGCGCAAGAAGCCGTAAAGGTGATCGTCCGTATGGCAAATATCAAATTATGGGCGCAAATATCCCGTCATGGGGTCGCGAGGCCGGGTATCCTAATCTGACCGTCCGCGAGTTTCTGTCTAATCCTAAAATCCAGGAAGATGTTGCGAGAACCCAGTTCGCCAAAATATTGGCCAAGAGCGGCAGTCCGAATGCCGTTGCTGGCGAATGGCTAGGCGGCCCAGGTTGGAGACGAAACAGAAGCGCCGATGTTTTGGGAACAACTGTTCCGGAATATATCCGTCGCTTTGCTCGCGCTTATGGATCTCCAACTGATGTTGTGGCTTCTTCGCGCCCTGCCTCCCAAACTCCTGTCAGAATCGCAAAAGTCCGACCGCTGACTGGCGAACGTGTTGGCTCGGCAACATCTTCTGCGGCTCCCGTTTCAGCCGCCGATGCTCAATGGGAAAACCGCACGCGGTATGATTACAGCAAACCTTCGGCTGAGAGGGTTCCGTCTGCGGGTTCTACCGTCGCCGCTCCAGCCAAAAAGGGTTTTAGCCTTTCTGATTTGAACCCGATTGGATCAGCACAGGCTGCCGAAGCTTCTGGTTCGACACTTTCTCGAATTAATCCAGCTGATCCATCTGGACCCTTGCTTCCAGCTGGAGAATATAACGCTCCGCGCATAATGACCGATTCTGAAGTCACCGCTGCCGTTGGTCGCGGTGAGAAGATTAATTATGATGAGAATGGCAATCCAATAACGCTTAATGTTGGAACCCGTAAGCATGGTCTGCTTCATGGCCGCATGGGACCGGAAATGCCTGTTTCTGAAGCTTCCGAAAAGCCTATGTTTGCTAAGCCCGAATTTGCAGCCCCCAATCTAGCCATCCCGGATATGAAATGGCCAGGTCTTAATCCTCATCCTCTTTCAGAGCCTAAAAATGAAGGATTTGACGCTGTTGCTCAAAGAATGCGTGGTCTGAGCGGAACCTATGCTCCGGGTGTCACAGAGCAAAAATCCCTCTACACTGATTTTGGAAATCTTATTCCTGATCGGGATATGCTGGAGGAGACGCCATACGCCCAGACCATGGTTGGCTCTCCGATGAGCATGAGCATTTGGGATGGGCTCGGATTTAGTGAGCCTTCCAACGATGTTGTCTCTGAAGAACCCGCCAGGGCCAAGCCGCAAGCTGCTCCGGCATCGGAAAAACGAGAGCCTGAAAAAGGTCTCTATTTCGGTGATTTCCGGGATTACGAGCCGTGGAAGTCTGATCCGATCGGCGGCTTCTTTGATGAGCTTATGGGCGAAAAGCCGCAGAGCAAAACGATGGGCAAGCGCCCGGATGTAAACTCCGGAGACGGACTGGGCTTCCTTGAGGAGCTTTTCAGCGGTCGAGCCAGTGGCGGGCGAATGGGCTATGCCGATGGTGGATCGCCGGAAGACGAAGATACGTTGACCATTGATCCGGAATTGTTGAGCCCTGAGCCCATGGGTCCGACAAAAGGATTTGATCTGGCTGAAGAGCCGATGCCCGAGTCGGATGTTGTGTCTGCTGAAGAGGCTCCCGCCACAAGGCGCGCTCCTGCCGCTCAGAAGCCCGCTGAGCGTGGGTTTGGGTCTATGCTGGGCCTTGATCGCGGAAGACTTGATTCGCTTGCTGACGCCATGATTGCCGCCGGTTTTGGCATGATGGCTGGCAAGTCTCCGAATGCCTTCCAGAATATCGGCATGGGCGGTCTTAAGGGCATCGAGGCTTATCAGGCCGGTGAGGCTATCCGCGCGCGTCGGGAGGGTGAACTCGCCAAGATCAGACAAAAAGAAGCTGAATCTGAGCGTGAGCGGAACTATTTGACTGAATTTTTAGGCGCTCCATCTGCGGAAGCCGCCCCAGTCCGTCCCGTCTCCAGGCAGGAAGGCGCAGATACTGAGCTTGAGCCTCTTTATGATGAGCTGGAGAGATATCAGCGCGGCATTGCAGCGGCTCCCAGCCCTGAAGCTGCTCGACGGCTGAAGCTTCTTCAGGACAATATCAAGTTCAAAATCCAGCGCCTGAAAGAAGCGCAGACACAAAAAGAACGAGCAATAGAAAAAGCTCCTTCAAGCGTCTTTGAAAAGAAGCAGGCTGAAGTGAGCGCTTCTGAGTTTGCGAAGGATTATCAGGAAACACAGAAAGCCGCTGAAGCCGCAAGAAAGAGCGATGTTATTCTTCGCAGCACGTTGGATGCTCTTAATGATCCGACTGTTTATACAGGCGCGGCAGGCGAAACTGTTCTGGAAACCAAAAAGAAAATGGCTGGTTTGATGGACCAGTTCCCGTCCCTCAAGAACGTCATTCCTGAGATGTTGACGCCATCGACATCCGGCATTGCCCAGACGGAAATGCTGAAATCCGGAGCGATCAAGTCTGTTCTTGAGGCTGCGGGCGGAAGGTTTGGCGCTGGCTTCTCCGATGGCGACCGCAGAGCGATGGAAGCCGCATCATTTGGCGTCGGCACATCCAGAGAGGGCAATATCAAAATCATCAAACAGGCTCAGGCTGCGAACAATCGCATCCAGGAAATCGCCCGTATGCAGCAAGATTATATCTCGCGCAATGGCGTTCTTGATGATGGGTTCAATCGTGAGCTTCAGCAGTATGCAAAAGCAAATCCCTTGTTTGACGTGAAGGGAAATCCGGTTGAGGAGGGTAAGGCTCCTCCGGCATCTGCGCAGCCCGAATCAAAACCACGATTTACTCGCGAACAAATTCAGGAAGAACTTCGTCGCCGTCAGGGAGCGCGATAATGGATGATAATGATCTTTCCCAATATTCCACTGAAGAACTTCAGAGAATGTTGGGCGAGCAAGAAGCTCCTGCGCCCACGGGAATTGAGAGTATTCCTGAAGAAGAACTTACCAGAATGGCTCAAGAAACGCAGCCAGCAGAAGGCGACTGGCGTGGCGAAGTAGCTGCCGGCCTTCGTGGCGTTCGTAGGTCTTTGCCGTTTGGACAGGACATTGGCGCTGCCGCTGAAGCTTTTCGGAAAGGCGTGCCATTTGAGGAAGAAAAAAGAGCCCAGGTCGCCAGAGACATTGAGCTGGAAAAACAATATCCAAAATCAACGTTGGCTGGTGAGGTTGGTGGGTTTTTTGTTCCCGGATTCGGTCTTGCTGGCCCGATGGCCAAGGCTGAACAGGCTGTTGCATCCCGGTTAGCGCCCAGGGTTGGTGAGACTGCGGCCAGAATTGTCGGCGCTGGAGCCGCTGGCGCGGGCGCTGGGGCTATTCAGGGCTTCGGAGAGGGCGTAACTCCAGAGGAGCGCCTAAAGGGCGCTACATCGGCTGCCGGTATCGGTGCGCTTGGCGGAGCGGCATTGCCTGCTGCTGGGGCCGCAGTAAAGCGATCTCTTAATGAGGCTGAACTGGCGGCGCAAAGGCTCGGGATTGGGGCTCCAAGATATGTAACCAGCGAAGCCGCCTTGCCAAAAACCACGGCTGCGGCTCTTGAGGCTGTGCCTGTTACCGGCGGCGTTATCCAGAGAGCAGCCAGAGAAGGAATTGAACAGCTTGGCGAAGCAACCGAGCGGATTCCGGGTGTTTCTCCGCTGGTTGATAGATATGAAGCCGGAGCCGCCGCGAAACAGGCGCTGACGGGTTGGGCGGGAACACGATCTGAAAATGTCGTCTCAAAAGCATATGACGCTGTTGACAGATATATTAACCCGAATGTAGCCACGCCTCTCTCAAATACCGCGTCTACTGTCCAGCAAATTGGATCCAAAAATTTGCTTGCCGCTCTCCCGGAAGAGACTGCTGCAACCAAGCTTTTGATGGACGCTGTGACTAACCCGGAGGGACTGACGTATGAGGGAATTAAATTCCTTCGCACGCATGTCGGTCAAAAAATGAAGGATGCGCTTCATACAACGGGTGTCGAGCAAACTGAACTCAAGCAGCTTTATGGTTCTCTCACCAAAGATCTCCGGGATGCGGTAGAAAAAGCTGGTGGTCAGCGCGGATTAAGCGCATTTGAGCGTGCAAATACTCTAAATGCGCAGGTTCAGGCCAAGCGCGATCAGCTTTACAAGATTGTCGGCGCGGCGGGTGATACGCCTCCGGAGGCTGTTTTTGATAAAATATACAGAATGGGAACGGATAAAGGCGGAGCTAATATCGAACTTCTCCGCAATGCCAGAACATCCATTAAAGGAAGCGATTGGGAAGACGTAACATCGGGCATTATCAATACGATGGGTCGTGATGCCGAAAAAGCTTTTTCTCCGGATCGTTTTGTGACTGCCTACGGGAAGCTTTCTGATCGCGGCAAGGATCTGATTTTTGGCGCTGCCGGCAATCCGGTAAGACAAGCGATGGAAGATATAAATCTTCTATCCAGCAAATATGCACAGGCGGCCAAGAGCAGGAATGTTTCAAAGACTGCTCCGGTTCTGCTTGGGGCTGGCGCATTGCTCGGATTGGCGACCGGAGCGACGGGAATAGGCGGAACTGCCGCTGGCATATTGGGAACAATCCCGGTTGCAATGCTTTTGGCCAGCCCAAAAACCGCAAAAACCGTTTCCAATTTCATCAAAAAGCCAAGTAAGTTCAGCTATAATGCTTTATTGAATGCTGCGAGACTTGAGGCTGGGAAACCTGAAGAAGATCGCACGCCGAGGGCTGCTGGAGGAAAGGTTTATCCTGCCAAAAAGCTTAGCCTTATGGAGAAGGCTGCAAGGAAAGCCTTTAATGATATTGCTCTGGAATCGCGCCCTTTGATGGATATGCCGGATGAGGCAATCGTCAAGGCGCTGGATTTGGCGAAAGACAAATGATGATTCATCCAGACGATCACGATGCTTTGATCAGGCTATGCAAGGCGGTTGCGGTCGTATGGATATGCGTTCTTTGCTATAAGATGGGCAAAGATGCTTATTACATAATTAGGTATGAAATCCCATGAACAAGGCTTACTTCTTTGAGCGCGTCAGGCGTTCTGTTTTTGGTGGCAGACTCACGCAAAAACAGGTCGACGGAATGGGCCGCATTCTTGCGTATCGGGATGAGAAGTGGCCTAAAATGCCGGATGCTGAATTGGCATATCTATTGGCTACGACTGTCCATGAGACGGCTTTTACGATGCAGCCAATCCGGGAGATGGGTTCTGCGGCGTATTTCAGAACCAAGAGATATGCGCCGAAATGGATCGGTCGAGGGCTAATCCAGATTACATGGAAATATAATTACGAAAAATTCGGTATTGCCAATGATCCGGATTCGGCTCTCAAGTGGCCGACTGCTCTGGACATAGCATTCCGAGGCATGATTTTCGGAATGTTTACAGGCAAGAAGCTTTCGGATTATATCAAGCCTAACAAAGTTCCGGATTTTGTAGGCGCTCGCCGCATCATAAACGGGACGGACAGGGCCAATCTTATCGCCGGTTATGCAAGATCATTTTTGGACGCTCTGACGCAATCAAAGGAGACGCCTAAATGATGCAGGAAACCCTGAGATTTACTATACTGGCTGCTATGTTTTCGTTGACGCTTGTGGGCATCAGCTTGTTGGCAGCCTGTAGTGAAATGAAATACGCTGAATGTATCGTTCGGGACAATACGCGCAATCCCTGCAATTGATGGAGAATAGAATGTTTAAAAATCTCACTGTTAGCTGGCACACGACTGTTTCCGGCATGATTCCGCTGATTGCCTATGCGCTGAATTATTTCGGCTTGTGGCCCAGCATTATGCCGCTTCCGCCGATCGACCAGGTATGGCCCTTTGTTGTGGCCGTATTGGGCATCGGTGCATATGCCAAAGACGCAAACGTGACTGGCGGAAAGATTAGCCAGGAATGAACTGGCTATCTCTCGCCATCAAGGTTATCCCTGCGATATTATCCATTATTCAATGGCTAATATCCAGGGCTAACGACAAGAAGCTTATTGCAGAAGGCGAGAGACGCGCTATTTTGGCTAATGCAATGATTATTGCCTCCAAGGTTTCTATCGCTAAAAAGATAGAGGAGGAGGCAAAGGCGGACCACATTGCCAATCCTGATAGCGATAACGGTTTTGACGCCGAGTTTATGAGAAAGTAAATATGGATAGCTGGACTCTGTGCATAGGTTTTGTCGTTATGTTCTGTCAGGTTCAGGAAGCTCCTAAGCCTGCAACAGACAGTTATTGCGAGATTTCTAAGCCTATTTATTGGAGCGCATCCGATACGAGGGCAACTAAAGAACAGGTTGACACTCACAATCGGGTTTGGAAAAAGCTATGTCGGACTTCAGGATCGAAATAAGCGAAGAAGCCAAAAATTTAATTGAGGCTATAAAGGATTATATTTCTGTATTTGTTATTCCTATTGCTGGCGGAGCCATAGGCTATGTCGCCGGCAGGCGTAAAGAAAACTCTGAAGCCAACAAATTTGATGCAGAAGCAGATAAATTTTATGCTGAAGCTGAAGCAGCAAAACTGGACAGCATTACACGGCATTTCGAAGCCTTGATTGAAGGCTATGAGACAAGAGTCAAAGACCTTGTGAGTGAGGTTGAGAAGCTCAGAGAAGAGGTTTTGTCTCTTCGCAAGGCGTTAGACCAAAGACCTAGATCAAGATATTAATTGTCGGATTTGCGCGGTTTCACTGGCCCAAATGCAACACCAGCTAACACCAGAACCACGCCTTGTATTGACTCGCACAATATCCCGATGTCCGACATCCGGCTGACGTTGAAGGTGTTAGCTGGTAACTGTCAAATCCTCAGTCTTTTCCGGTTCGATAAGTTTAGCATCTATTTCCAAAGGCTCCCATTCTTCTGAGCCTTCCTTCATAATCTCAAATCTGTGTCCGGCAGATTTGTATTCCAGATGTCCATTCTCATTTAGCTCAAGAGCAAACAGGTTCAATGCTCTCATGCGAATGATCGGCTTGGGCTTTGGCTTTCTTCCTGCCATGTTACTTTACCTCACTGGATGGTGAATAGGACATGTAGTTGTAAACTCCGGGCTTTTTCCCGAATACAACTCTTGGGTGCGTGTTTTTGCATGGCTTCACGCCCAGCTCCACAAGATCCATATATCCCAATGTAGATTCCGGCGTATATTGGCGCTGGACATGGCCCCAGAGACGCGTCCTGATTGGTGTCGGGAGCATGTATAACATTTGCTCGGTTATATCCGGCCTGCGATTGCCGCTTTTCTCTTCATAGGCCAAATGGGCCATGACTTTGGCATTCGGTCCGACGCATACATTTCTTGCAGCCAGAGCCAGAATGCAGGCTGATCTACACATGCCAAGGATTTTAACTTTCCTTCCCTGGTAATTGTAAATCTCCACAGCCCTTTGATATTCATCTACATAGCCGCCTCGATCGTCATGGATCTCTACAGGCGCTGAGCCATATGGTGGGATGGTAAACTCGCCCATAACTACCCCAATGGGTTAGAGGGAGGACTAGCCTCCCTCATTTAACTGTTTACTTTTTGACTGCGGTTTTTGCAGGCGCTGAAATCTTGACGGGCTTTTCAATAAACTCGTCTTCCAGCTTGTTAAGGATTTCAGACATTGTCGTAATGCGCTTGCCGATTTCTTCCTGATTTTTATCGACAAGTGGATAATGTTCAACAGATTTGTCGACTGATTTGGCGTCTGTCAGTTCGTGCAGCAGCCTTTCAATCATGTCCTGTATTCTGGAATCCTTATCCAGAAATGGCATATTCCCGCGTCCCTTTGCAACGCGCGCTTCCTGCACAGCGTTGGTCGAGATAGACCGCATCCGGTCATCAAGGCTGAAGGTATATGAAGGAATGGCGGTGATCATTGTCATTTGTTTCTCCTGTTTCCTATGCTGATTGTGGTTTTTACTCTGGGCTGGTCTTTGTTAACGTAGTTTGGACCTTTGAAATATTTACGCATCGTTGGGTAGACATCTGCGGCAATCGCACAGGCGCATATCGCCACGACCCATAGACCTATATAAATCATGCTTATTCATCCTCATCAAACGGGCCTCCGTAGAGGCGCGGCCCCATCGTTGAAAATTGGTTCTTGGGGCTGTATGGGCTGAATTCATTTCCATACGGGCCAAACTGGTTTTTAAGGCTGTATGGATAGAATTCATTATTCATCAGGCTAAACTCATTGTTGATGCTTTCGCCATCAAACATGTTGCCTGACAAATTTCCAATGTATTCATCTGCCAGCGCATTCACTGGTAGAAAAATACACAATGCTGCTGTTATGATTTTCACTTGTTTCTCCTGTTTTTTGATTATTTCCTACACTCGCACGCACAAGCCCGCAAGTCAAGCGAATTTTTTCAAGCTTTTGTCCTTGTTTTTATTGGCCATCCATTCCTGATAGCGCTGGAAGACTTCAGGATTTTCTCTTCTCATCACGCGCAGAGCCTTGTCTCGAATCTGTCCGATCCGCGATGATGATACGCCCAGCTTGTCGGCCAGCTCTCGGACAGTGACGCCATTGATCGTTTGCTTGATAACGAAAATCTCACGTTCCCGCAGAGCATTCTTGTCATAGGGCGAAGCGTCCTTGAACTTCATCTCATGGCCTTCGTTCCGCATGACATTGATCGTCGCCCTGAGCGCCTTGTGATCCTTGTTAAGAAGATCAGCGATTTCGGCGATTGTTTTGGTGCCATCGGCAAGATCCAGAATGGAAAGTCGATATGCACTTGTTTCATTTCCGCAGTGTGGACATTTCATTTCACGAATCCTCGAACATTGATCTTCGCGGAGGCAAAGATATTTTTTCCGCTCTTTCGCGCTTTGGAAACCCGCGTGATTGTATTTTTACTTTTGGCTTGACAGCTCCAAGGTGACGCGCCTCTACCCTTTTCGCTTTGCTGATCATCTTTACATCCTGCTTTGTTTTCTCAGAGTGGCATGGAATGCAAAGCAGCCGGCTGTTTTCGAATGTTGGCTCGCCAAGCAAGCCATCGGCACGTATGTGGTCGATTTCAAACTTTGTGCATGGGCATCCACATCCATCGCAATACACATTACCATTGACCGTCGCCGCCTTTATTCTGGCGACTATGATCGCTTTGGTGAAATTTCGCCTAGCCATATCTGTCTTTCATGTTCCATAGGTAGCTTGAGATTGCTTCCTGAACCAAATAAGACTGGCTCTTGCCGGTTTTTTCAGAGAACTTTTTGAGCTTGTGGATGATAGTATCATCCATACGAACGTTGAGTTGTTTCATTACAACTTTCGTTCGGCTCTCTCTGTGGCCTCGCGGCTTTGCTGCTCGCTGAATCTCATGCGAATCCATTCTGTTTTCACCTTTGCCAGATTAGCCGCAGTTCTAGCTTCAACCATTTCCTTGACGTAATCCATCCATTCACTGGATGCTTTAACCTTCAACTCAGCTTTCGATACTGGCATGTCTCCAAGGGCAGACATTTTCTGGCTAAGCACGGCTGACTTTGTCTCCTCCATCAGCCGCGCCTTGTTATCCAGATCAACCCAATCTTTCGCGGCCAGTCTATATTGCTCTGACAGCGGGTGAGACATCAGAAATCCTCAGACTGCTTCTTGTTGGATTTACCGCCTTCATACGGCTCGGAAACAGTGCCTTTGATATATTTTTTCCCTGCCTTGGTTTCGTTAAGCCAGGCGGAAAGGCGCAGTTTCTCGCCCTTCCACATTATGTCTCCGCTATAGTCGGGCTGGGTTTCCTTCTCCTTCTTCTCATTGCGAAACAGAGAAAAGGTGTTGTCTTTCATTTCGTATTCAGCCATTGGTCTGATCCTTTATTTTGGCCTGGGTTTCTTTGAACAGTTTGGTGATCTTCACCTGATCCAGAACTGTGAGCTTTTGCTTGTCTTTGATGTTGTCGTCACGCCATTTTTCGCAGTCTTCCAATGTTTTGCAGGATCGAAGGCTTTCCTCCATCTTGTCCAGAAGAAGGATAGACTTTTCATCCTTTACGTTAGGAGATTCAGGCAATTGGTGTTTCTGATCAGAATCAGCATCCGGCTCGCCTGTCGGGATCTGGAACAGATCACGTATGAAATACTTCTGTGCATAGGAAGCTGCCGAGCCATAGGCTTGAGCGCCTGAAGCTGACACCTGAACAGTTCTTTTTACAGGTCCGTATTCAGCTCCACCTTCGTGGTAAATCCAGAAAGCATATTCGCAATGCAGGGATTTTTCCCTGACCTCGCATGATACTTCGTCAGCCACGATGATAAGCCCATGCTTGGCCATGAGCTTGCCGGCCTTGGCCTTGATCTGATCGTGGGATACGAATTTGTAATTGGCAAATTTGTTATCCTGATCAGCAACAAGACCTTCTACCTCTTCACATACCCGCTTGATTGCTTTGGCTATTTCTGGAGGCATTTTAGGCATTCTGTTTCTCCGCAAGTTTGTTCATTAGTTTTTCAACCATCTGCTCTACTTCGGACAGGAACTTCCTTACCATTTCCTCAGACGTGGCGATGAAGCAATCATCCCTGTCTACGCGTTTAATAAACAGTTTCAGACCTTCAGGAGATCGTGGATCATAGCTGACGAAGTCGCACCATTTGCGACCTGTGCAGGCCATTTGCCACTGCATCTGGGTGAAGTATTTTTCCGGCACATCGTCGTTTAGTATGTATCCCAGGTGGGTGTGTGTCTCCGGGCACTTAATTTCGATGAGGCCATGATCTCCAACGAGGCCGTCAGGGCTAGCCCCAGCGTCATTGATAGAAGGATGAGGAACAAAACCTGTTTCAGACACCTCATCAAAGCATATCGACCTGTATTCATTTCTTGCCTCTGGCTCCGTCTTTGTTCCCCAGTCCATTGATGAGCTGGTCGGGAATGTGTAGGGCTGTTTGGTGATGCGCTCGATGGCAAGCTGGGACATGTAGGCGTCGCGGCTTTTGGACCATCCTGTCTTTGTTCTTGCCATAAGATCTGCGAGTCTCGAGGCAGTCACTTTCCCGACGCGCTCAGATTTCCACTCGTCGGTTCCCTGATTTGGCGTGTTCATTTGGATCCCTTTTTCTGCACTGCCTGCAACGCGCGGCGCATTTTTCTGGAAGATGGAAACAACTGATTCTTTACGCTGGTTGTTCCTGTGCCTCCGACGCGCGATAATTTTGCCGCCAGTGATTGCTGTATGTTTGCTATGGATGGCGTGCTGGTATCGTTTTTTTTATTCAGAACCTTCTGAATTGTTTTATTTGGCACAATCTTCAGATCTGCCATCAGTTATCCTCCCACGCCTTGTTGAAAGCCTTTACCGCAGCTTCCAGCTTTTTCTGATGCTGGATATTTACAAAAACCCTGTTGTTTTCTGGCTTGAAGCCTTCATTCATGTCATAGATGTCCATGGCGATGGTGCCTCTTTGACCGTAATGAACATCAAGTTTTATCTGATCTTCTGAGAACCACGTGACGTATGTTGCTATTCTCATTTTGTTTCTCCGTTGTTTATTAATTACTTATGGATTACCTATACGAAACCTGCTAGCATGTCAACTGTAAACAGTGCTAGGAAAAAATATATTTGCATGTCCTTGACAGGCGTTTTGGTCTGTGTCGATGATAGCAAATCAGGAGATGGAAATGGACGATTTACACGAACACGCAAGCTGCCACTCAAACGTAAGCATGACCAATGCCGATTGGCGCAAGGTGATGGCGGATAGCCTTGGAGATCGGGCTCCGCCTAATACCAGAGAACGGTATCAGATTTACC